ATACAAGCACTTATACTTGTTTGGTATAAGTAGAGCAAATACAAGCACTTACACTTGTTTGGTATAAGTAGAGCAAATACAAGCACTTATACTTGTTTTGGTATAGGTAGAGTTTAGCGGAAGTTTGCTCACCGCCTAAAAGTTAGGCAACAAGCTTAATTTTTAGGCAAACGTTAAACCCTGTAATATCAAGGACTTACAGCAAATTTCGCAAAATTCAGTTAAATTGCCGCACAAAATTTAGGCAAAAGCGTTCGCCCCGCAAATTTTTGCAAAAGCTGTAAACCCTGTAATATCAAGGGGTTACAGAAATTTTTTTTTTTAACGGTCTTTGGCGCGCCTTTCGCTATTCCTATCCCAGCGGCGCGGGGGCGGGGCGCGGTGGGCCGTGTGGCCCACCCCCCTTCCCCTAGCTTGCTGGTGCCCCACAGGGGCAGAAGAGGTTCCAATGTCCATGTTCGAACAGATCGCCAATCTGATGGCCGAGCGCGCTAAGTGCCAGAAGGCTATCGACTACGATCACGTCCTGCTCGAGCGGATTCCGCGGACTCTGGTCAAGCGCGAGGCGCTACTGAAGTCCCTGGACGCTCAGCTGGCTGCCCTGAAGGCAAAGGTAGACGCGGCCCAGAAGTAAGGGTCACGTAGGGGGGACGGTATCGAAAGGTGCCGTCCTCCCTTTGGGGGTTTTAACATACGCCAGCACAGTCTGGCAGAAAGGGCTACCATGCCTAATTGTTTCCAACTCACACGAATCGGCGCGTCCAGTCCGTCCAAACTCCAGGACATCGACGCTGAGCTATGCGTAATGCTTGGTGTCGAAGTCCACCCTAAGTATTGGGTCGCTGGCTGGTACGATATAATCGGATTCGCTCTGGCAACCGGAGTACCACTCAACGGGAGCAAAGACCGGGGATTGAACTGGCGAGGAGAACCGCGGTTCCGGTCCATGGACGAAGTTATCGAGGACAACGCTGAGCTAGTGAAAATCCTCGCCTACCTCCGAGCTAACTACACGGAAGATGCGTGGGCAGAGATCGGTCGTAAGTAACCCCAAGGGGGGGTGGGGGGTTTAATTAAACGAGGGAAGCACTGACTGGACTTGCATCGCAAGTTATCCGGGAGTCCTCGGGAGGGTCCGCGAACACGATTCAGCATTTAGGTACGACGTAGGTACACTGGGCCAAAACAAAATCTTGCGGCGCGCTTAAATTTTAGGCAACCCGCCTAAAATCTAGGCAAACGTTAAACCCCGCTGCCACCTGGGGTTACAGCAAATTTCGCAAAATCCCGCTAAATTGTTGCCTAAAAAACAGGCAATCTACGCACCCCGTCAAGTTGCCGCGGTGTCGTAAACCCCTGTAAACACTGGGGTTAAGAAAAATCTCAAAAAAACGTTTTTTGGCCCGGCGTTTGCTACCTGTCTCTCGCCGGGCGCGGGGAGGCGGGCAGGCTGGCCGTGTTGGTCACCCCCACCGCCCCCGCTAGGCATACGCCACCGTGAGTGGCAGAAAGAGGTCACCGTGAACCTGTTCGAACAAATAGCGTCAGCTATGGCTGAGCGTGCCAAGTGCCAGAAGGCTATCGACTACGACAACGTGTTGCTGGAGCGTATCCCGCGTACGTTGGTGAAGCGTGTGGCTAAGCTCAAGGAAATTGACGCTCAGCTGGACGCTCTGCGTAAGCAGGTCGAAAAGGGTCAGTCCAAGTAACAGCTGACCGGTAGGGTGGGCGGAGCGTATGCTCCGCCTACCCCTATTTCTATTCTCAGTTTTCGCCAACGTAAAGTTGGCAGAAGGATATGCTATGTTTACAGTTTCTATCCGTAACCCTCTGGGTATCGTCCACACGACTGAGCACGTTGAGACCGTAGTTTTAGGCTCAGTCATACGTGAGCTCTTTCGCAACTACGCAACGACCGACGATATCTGGGTCACCGTAGAACTCGAGGATAACTGGGACGAATCCGGCGATATCGACCACGATACAGACTCCCACTAACCGGGAGTAGGGGGGTTTTAACTTGGTTACCAGCATAGACCCGAACGCGGTGCGTTAGTCGGGGAGTCCTCGGGATACTCCGCGAATGCTTTTCCGCCTATATCCGGCATCCCGGATATAGTTTACCGTACACCAACCACGACGCAACCACGACGCGACCGTAAAGCGACCACGACTCCATCGTCAAGCGACCATATCCCCGCCATCGCTAGACGGTGAAGTCGCTCTATGATGGAGTGGTCGCTATTCGTCGCTCTATGATGGAGTGGTCGCTATTCCTGGGTGAAAAGGGTGCAAAGGGTGCGTGAGACTTTACCATTTACCCAACGACCCCGTCAAATTGACGCGGTACGTTGACGGGGTATACGGGGGTTTTGACGCGGCGGAAAACTTGTGAGTGCAGTATACGCGAACCGGGGTCTACGCGTTTGGACAAAAATAGCCCTTATCTCAAAACCGTGTTGCGGGGGGGGGGTATATATAGGCCAAAAAGACTAAGAATATGATGTAAGTAATTGTAGTTACATCAAGAACTATATTTATACCTATAAGAAAGTATAATACTAGTTTAATATTATACCGCAGTAATAAGATATAATTTCCATATTACTCTTATTAACATATACTCTTCTATACCTATCTCTTCTTAACCCCCTTATCTCTATAACCCCTACACCCCCCCATATACCCCCCCGCCGCAAAACGGTTTTGAAACTTCGGCTATTTTCGTCCAAACGCGGTTACCGCCGTTCCCCTATACTGAATCCTCCCTGTCGTTCCACCTCCCTCCGCGTACACGCGCGTACACGCGTAATAGATAAATCAATCGTTCGTTCATTGCCTCCTTTCCACACGGACTCGCTTAACTTATTGCCTCCTTTCCACAGAAAGGATAGTTGCCTCTTTTTCAGGCAAACAGTGTTAGCTTAACTCATTGCCTCCTTTCCACAGAAAGGATAGTTGCCTCTTTTTTAGGCAAACAGTGTTAGCTTAACTCATTGCCTCCTTTCCACAGAAAGGATAGTTGCCTCTTTTTTAGGCAAACACGTGTTTGCCGCCCAATTTTTGGGCAACGTGTAACCCCCTGTCCTATCTGGGTTTACAGCAAAATCACCACCACCTCCATCAACGTCATTGCCTAAAAAACAGGCAACTCACCCCACCATCATCTTCTACACCATTCACTCACCTGCTATAAACACCTGTCAACACAGGACTTACACGCCGCAAAATTTCGCAAAAAATTTTCCGTCTTTGGCCCGGCTTTTGCTGCCAGGTCTTTGGGCCGCGCGCCGCGCAGAGCCCACCAAAGCAACACCCACACCAACAGCCCCACAGACGGGCAGAAAGACGGTTCCCATGCCAAAGTTTCGAAGATTGTCCCGCAAGGATATGGCCGCGGGACTACGAAGAGCTCGCAGAGTCGCAGCGTCTCCCCTTGCAAACCTTCACACTCGTGAAGATCGTCGCGAGTTCGTTCACCGTTTCATAATCGTGTGCCCTATACCCACCAATACCACATACTGCCAGAAGGTTCACGACCGCACCAAGTAATACAAGGACAACAAGGAGGTATTCTTTGAAAAGGTTCTTCATCTACAAACGTAATCCCAACCACAAAGTATTCATATCCTTAACAACCGACTTTACCGTTGACGATTTCCCCATCGTAGGCGTCGTCGAAAGCATGTGCGAATCTAACACCAACCCACGTTGTCCTGGTGCTTTAGAAACTGCCCGTGCCTTTTTCGGACCCACAGCTGAAGTCGTAGACAGTCGCTTTAGAAAGTGTAACTTAACTTTCGATCGTATCGGCGATACAAACGTATTCGTACGCAGAGGTTCTGGCCCAGAGGTCTTCTGTTAACCCAGAGGTTCTGGCCCAGAGAGAAACAATTCTTCAGCCAGCCCTTGTAACTATACATAAACCATGAAATATACTCAGCGATACAAAAAGAAGCGCAAGTTCATGAAACTCATGCGAAAGGAGTTAGCACATCAAGTCCGTGCCGCTAGACAGCATGTGAACACTTGGTACGCTGGTAGTTCACCTTCAGCACGTAAAGAACGCAAAGTATACGTAATATTTACCATCCAACGCTGTGACCGTGTCCGGTTTACCAACTACTGTCAGAAGGTGTGGAACGGTCTCAAGAACCATCTACTTGAAAAGTAATCACCCATGGCCCAAATCATCAACAACATCGACAACGTCTTAGACATTATCCAAAACATCCGCGCTACCCTAGCCCATTGGCGTATGTGTGGTTTTTCTACCGAGGTAGAAAAAGCCATCAACAAAGCAGATCGTGACATGGAAATCGCTGAGAACTCCATAAAGTCTCTGCTGAACATTTGGTGCGAAAGCGGCGACGGCACCACAACTCCTATTTCCCCAGAAATACGTTCCCAAAAAAACCTCTAACGCCAAGTAGCCTTGGCAGAAAGTTGTCCTATGCCCACTGACTACCGTATCGTTGACATCATGTCAACCCACTTCGGCTATACCGAGCTTCTCCTTCTCGGTATCTTAATCACCTTGATCGTGATCGCCTGCTTGCTTGGAACTATGGTACCCAAAAAACCACCAACCAGAAAGGTCTAGTGATTTCTCTTGCTTTGCAACGAGATATCGGTTATAATCTCTGTTCGTAGGCTTAACCGCCCACGAACGGATTCGACCTCCTAGTTGCTAGAACTAGGCGAGCTCTTTAATAGTTATTAGGTTCCGAGGTTGAGCTACTACGTGGTGCGGAGATCCAAGTAGGAGCATGGCAGATAGGCGGAGTGATATAACTTATCAACTGATATAACTTATCAAGTCATATAACTTATCACAAGGCTTTGTGCTCCTGAGGACGCACTAACTGGCCCGTTTGCAGTAGCATCGCACGTGGGCTGGAGGTCTGACGCGGTGGCAATATAACCAACGAACGACATATGGCAACTTTCCAAAGTTGCTTCTTCATCCATTGTCCCTTTACCCCTATCACCTCTCCTAACCGAGTGGTGGTAGGTTAGCCGCTAAGTCGGCAGAAAGGAGTGTTATGTTTGACCCCAACAAGCCGGGATATTTCGTAGTTGTGTACAGGAGTGCTATCACCGATGACCTTTGCGAAATGTTCTATGCTGGAGCATCCGCGGTTTATCTCCATGACGTCTTCAGTTGGTCTGAAGAGTTGTATCTCGTAGAGATCACCGAACAACAGTTCTTTCATCAGTAATTCACCAACCGCCCACATAGTGGGCAGAAAGGTTTCTATGTTCAACGGCAACGGACGCCGTCGTAGTCTTGGCAAATCCAAGGCTAAAGCTAGGCGTGTCAACTTCCACCACGATCCATACGATCGCAAGGTGATGAAGATGATCGCTCTTGGCAAGTCCACAGATTTCATCTGTGGAGCAACTGGACTCACCGAGTCCCAAGTCAATTATCGAGCCACTCTGCTTCCTCTGAAGCGAGCCATGGTTCGATCGGGGAACGACCCGATCACGTATACACTTATGCGTGATGAACGGGTTGGCAAGATCGTGATGTATCATATGGACCGGCTGCTAGACAAGCACCGGCTGGTTTGAAAGGACTATGCTATGTTGGTTCTCAGTCGCAAAATCGACGAGTCGATCATGATCGGCTCTGACATCAAAATCACCGTCGTAGATATTCGTGGTGATAAGATTCGTATTGGTATCGAGGCTCCCAAAGAACTTTCCGTCCATCGCGAGGAAGTCTACAAGGAGATCGTTCGCCAGGCACTTCCCGGTTCTCGTCCGCCTCTGCAAAAAGCACCCAGCATAACTAGCGATGGTTCGCCACTCCCATCACAGGGTTTGGGTTCATCTCCTGGAGGAAAAGGGGTCGTGTCTGAACCAAAGTATGAGTCGTTTGGACCTATCACCAACCCCGACGGCTCATGCGGTATCACCACCAAAGACTTTCTCCGTGCCAACCCCAAGTGGTGCTATGCGGAGATCAAACTTCCCAAGCATCTCACATTCCCCCACGACATGTTTCGCTACGATAGCTGCGAAGTGAACCCCGGATACGAACCAGTCATAGACGGCGGAACCGCCTGTGAGCGGTTCATACTTGTCCGCCGCCCCCACACATCACCCAAGAAGTGGTCAGTCGATCGCTGGCATAGCTTCGGCTGCCAGATCGAAGTGATCAGTGGTGAGATTCGTACTTTGAAGAAATAGAAAAAAGTTCATTTTCCTCTTGCTTTTTAACCTCTTCCGGTTTACAATACCGGGAAACACCAACCAGCCGCATATGCGGCAGAAAGGAGCCATCATGGCTTCCGTATTTGATCGCGTCGCACAACTGCTCGGTGAGCGTGCTAAGATTGTCAACGCTATTGCGAATGACAAAGCCGTCTACGAGCGTATCCCTCGTACCATCAAGAAGCGTGAGGGACAGGTCGCTGAGATCGATGTTCAACTCGCCGACCTGAAGAAGCAGATCGAAGGCAACGGCAACCAGTCTTCATCTACGACCTCTTCATCCCAGGAAGGGAAAACCACCAAGAAGTGATGCCGAGCGGTTCGGTATCAACCCACTCCCTTTCTCCCGATGGGGAGTGGGCTATACCAAACCGCCGCTAAGCGGCAGAAAGGGCACCATGCCTACAGCCATTCGGGGTGTGGGCTAAGCCATACCAAGGCAGAAAGGAAAGATGCAGCACAACGTATCCCACAACTTCAAGGCTCTCCGTAGACGACTGAACTATCTGATCGATCGTCTCGATCAGACCGGGAGACAGGATACCTCCTATTCGTTCTACGTTGCTGAACGGAAAGCCCTAGAATGGGCGTTGCCCATACTGGAGAAAGCGTGCCAGAACCATTCAACATTCAAGTTCCCACCACCCCCACGGTCTTTAAGATGTGGACATACGGGGCGAAGCGAAACTCCGAACTCAAAACATTTCGACGAATGACACTAGCCGAAGCGAAAGCTTTGAGTAGTGGCGACCACATCTGGTTCATCGCTATCGATGGCACCGCCCGTCGCCTAAAGGTGAATGGGCGTGTCAGACGCTGGCGTCGCAGCCCAGACCGTTTTGAAGTTCCAGTCAAGTACGGCATGCGTGAATACGCTGCCTTTGACAACACCGACCTCATTCGTATGTTGGTAGAATTATCCACACCCAAATCGCCGCAATAGCGGCAGAAAGGAAACTCATATGAGTTTCATGCGTGAAGCATTTCGCAAGGTATGTACTAGTGCAAAATCTGCGGAATCATGGTATGTATGTCTTATGCGATCTACCCAGCAATATGGTGGTCCAGAGGAAGGAGGATGGTGGGTCACAAACACTGAACTTCTGGAGTATCAGGAGTTTCCTAGCGAAGTCGCAGCCCGTGCAGCGTCAGATGAGGTTTCTAAGTTTGCTATTGAACTTACGAAAGATGCTCAGAGATCTCACGACCGCGGTTGTGCCGAGTCGGTAGAATGGCTTGAAGCTCGTGGTCTTGACGCCGACTTTTTACCTGAACCGGATGGTCCCGAACGCTTCAGCACTCGTGTTTGTCAAGAACTACCCGTCAACAGGTACGGCCCTACCCACTACGAATAGTCACATGCGTGGCAGAAAGGTTTAGTATGGGGCCGAAAAAGCATATCACCGTCGTCAATCGTGACTTAGGTGGAACTACAACACTCCAACTCAAGTGTTGGAAATGCAAGAGGGAAACCGAACTCAAAGTCCCTACCAAGGGATTTGATGAGTGGGCAATGGGTACTGGTAAACATATCCAGTACGCACTGCCGCAACTGTCACCAGGTGATCGTGAGTTTATGATCTCAGGTACCTGTGAACCGTGTTTCGATGCTATGTTTGGAGAGTAACATGTCAAAATCAGTATTCGGTTGGGATCTCCCACCCGGCGTATCGATGCGTGATATCGATCCGCCTGAGCAACCCTGCGAAGTCTGTGGGCAACCTTCAGACAGTTGTATTTGTCCTGAATGCCCAGTGTGTGGTGAGCAGGGCAACCCAAAGTGCTATGAGTCGCACGGACTAGCTCTGTCAGAAAAACAGATTGAATCTAAAACTATCAGCGACCAGCAGATCGCAATGGAGAATCAACAAGAAGAAGGAGGATACTAGAATGTGGGTTAAAGTATCATGGCCGCACGGCTCAGTCCACATGATCAACTTGGACAACGTCTGTCGTATCGACTATAGTCCCAAGCACACCATCTCAAAAGACGACAAAGATCGTGTCGATCCTATCGGCACGGTGATTCAGTCCAAGATCACTTTCTACTACAACTTACCCAGCTACAACGAAACCGAAGGCAACTCCGACATCGAACAAAACTGGTGGCGTGGTGCTCAGGCCGACAAACTCTGGGAACTAGTGCAAGCTAGTGCCCAAACCTTGGAGCGGGTATGAGCGATGCCGATAATAAGCCTTGGCAAGTACATGTAGTTAAACCACCACTTAAATGTCCACTGAAATACTTTCCACACAGATACCGAACTAGGAGAAAGGCTATTGAAGTTGCGATGAAAGTGGTACGTGAAGGAGCAACACAGGCCAGAGTTTTATCTACTAAAACTGGGGCCTTCTACGACTACTTTCCGCCAAAGGAGAAAAGTGAGCAGAAGTAAATACAAGGACAACGAGTTCCATCTCCTCAGCAATACACTAGGTCGCGACGGCAACGCCAAGCTTCGCACCCACATGTCAAATCTCAAGAATAGAAAGGGAGCGCACCAGCCTAAGAAGCTACGCAATAGAAAATGAAGTGTCCCACCTGCCTAGGCATCGGATATGAAGACGGCGTCCCATGCGGAAACTGTCGCTTAATGGAACGATGCCCAGGCTGTGGGTTCGCTTTACCTCATTTCTCCAACCACTGTGATATGTGTGGTTGGTCTGCTCCAGAGGGGTTAACCGCCCCTCCGGACCCATTGGCTTGGACCCCTCAGGTAAAGCCCTTCCTTGACGCGACGGTCGACACGGGCCGCCAACCCCCCCTGTTGCCAAGCCTTCGCCCCGTAAACGGGCCGTACGACGGGCTACACGGCCCTCCAGAGCCGTTGGTAGAGGCCGCGCGGGGGCCAAAACCCTCTGAAACCAAAGACCTTAGTTTCATCCTTCAAGCAGGCGGATATTCCGCCAAACGCAACCAAGTATACCGTATCCTAAAGCCACGACCCCCAGAACAGTTCTCCGCAGCAGCTTTAGAAAAAGAGCAGATTAAGCGAATATCTGCTGTTCGCTCATACGCTGCTATCTTTGAGCAATGTCGTGGTGGTACGTCCATGAAATATGGCTATCACGTAACAGGAGACTGGTCTTGGCTTGAACCACTCCACTCTGTTTCATCCCAGGAGAAGCACCACCCCTACTGGCCGATAAGAGCTAGGGTGCAAGATCATCTTCTCAAGAGGATATTAGGTAAACGTTTCTATCTTCGGGTACTTTGCGACGACGGTATAGTATACGATCAACTACAAATAGCCTACTTTATAATGGTGTACAATCTCTGGCAACCGTCGTGCTTCAAGTATACGGACGAAGAGCTAGCTACACATATGTCTAACCTCTTTCCGTTTCATCCCAGAAAATGTACTGAAACTCGTATTCGTTACTATCGTCGTACTTTCAATTTGCTTAATCCTTCTTTGCCAATGTTTAAATATGCGAGATATCCATGGGATGCTCCACGTCCTATTCCATCTGACAAGTTCATCGCTCCCATCCACCGCGTATACGTCTGTAAAAACTCTAAGTGGTTGGTGCCTATTGAACGTATCTATCCCACACGTGGTAGTGGTGTTAAATATTTGATGGAAAAGATTCCACCTACACTAAGATGGGGAGGTGAACGACGTAGTAAACCTGTTCCAGTTAAACATATCATTAGAGAAAAAGAACTACCCAAAAACTTATCTAACGCCATCGCTATGGCAGAAAAGGAGATGTCGAATGCCCCCAGATCCCAAGAACCCAACGGAGTGGTTGACAGATCAAAACAAAGATCTACTCTGCCAATTAAGAGAACTAGGTTACCTACACGAAAGACTGACACGCCTTACTGCGGCTTTGATACTTTCCCAGGGTGGCGAGGTAACAGTTAGTGTGGAGACGTATGAGCGAGTCGAAAAAGACGAAAAAATCATCTTCAGATCAAATATCAACACCATCACAGCGTCGTTATCCAAGACATCCCAAAGGAAGTTTGAGTTCTAGGAACTTATCATCGGAGTGGCCTGACCTTTCAACCCAGAAAGGGCAGCAAACAGAAACTGGGTGCTTTGCAGTCATCATCATTGTAGCTTTCGTATATACTGCATTGATTATGCTAATGAATTGGCGATGACCGCCAGAAGGAGTAGTATGTTCGTGATTAAACTACATGGGGGTTGGGCTAGGAACGATCCATTGGAAGGTTGGATAGGTACATACATCATATCCAACGCCACCCAATTTTCCACCTACCAACAAGCAGAAACCGTATTTAAGGATCACTACAGTGATGAAGCGTTGTTTGCTGTAAGTATAGCAAATACAAGCACCTATACTGGGATCCTGAGATGTCCAAAATTGAAGAGGTAAAGGAATAGAAAGGAGATAGCCATGGGACCTGAATGGATAAGCTGGATAACACCAGAACTCTACGTTGAGTTCGAGCAATGCTTTGGCTTCCAGAGATATATGGAGGCTGTCAAAGATGCCAACAATCCAGAAGACGACGGCATCATAGAAATCTGTGATGAAGAGGCAGTTAAGTGGATTTTATGGTGTCGTAAGAACTCCGTCAAAGGACTTGGCACGTCACTTAGTGACGAACTCAATCCAGATGTCGAAAACTACTTCAAAGAATACTGTGCCGAGAATACGATAGAATATCTTCCACCAACAGAGTAGAACGATGTGCAAGAACAATGTACAAGAAAGGCAAGGAAACATGCTCGAGTTTAGAGAATTCGATAAGATGGATTCAACTGCGTGGGCTGGTGCCCAGAACTTTATGGGTGTAAATCGTAAGCCACTCATAGCTCACATGAAAATCGATGGCAAAGAGGCTTATGTTATCTTATCTGGGGTTGCTGCTGGGTTCGGTGAATTTCTTGAAATCCACACCTTCGACCCCGATATCTGCTGGACTCCTGCATACGTGCAGCACGGCATGATCATCACTCAGCTTAAACAAGAAATGACGTCGGAGGAACTACACAAACTCTGTATCTTTGACGAAAGGATCTAATGGCTCGCACCACTGTAAAAACTAGACGTGATGCGTTTCGTGTAATGCGTTGGACAGTCATTCAAGCTTTCAACTGCAATGACCAGAAGATCAATGAGTGGTGCCAACGTATCCATCCAGGCATCACTGTTGAAAGCACTCGTGAAGAGAAACTAAAGATGGTTGTGTTGAATATTATTGAGCGGTCCAGCTTCGGCATCACAGGAGAAATAGCCTAATGCCTACACTAACTATAAAAGTAGTAATCCCTGACGACCACAACGACGATACAATAGAAAGCCATGTCGAACTATCTGGAGGTGAAATACCTAATATCATAGCTGCTCAGGCTTTTGGTTTTGCAGTATCTGCTATTAGAAAGTCTATACGAGCACTATGTGCCCATCTCTTGAGCAACGGCGACGTGGTAAAATCAGTATTAGTGGCTGAGATGTTCCGACGTACGTCTAACGAGTGCACCAACGACGGAAAAGGTGAACTAGAAATCGGCACCCACGATCTACCACTACAACGTAGAAAAAAAGGGAAAGGAGATTAAACATGGGCATACATTTTCGTAAGATGTCTCCGGAACTCCGCACTAAGTGGGGTTTTGGACCAGAGCCTGAAGCTGTGATGGGTCCGCCCCACTGTATGGTAGACGGATGTCAAGCTACATTCCTTTTATCCCCAGAGAAAGGACTCATCATCGTAGTTCACCATCCATCTAAATCAGATGAGGTCTGGCGTGGTCCAATCGGGTTACGATCCTACCAGATCGTGATCGAGTTACCTCACCATGTGAGTAGAAAGGAGTTGACTGCTTGGGGTATGAAGAAGGATGAACCACCAACTGAAATTGTAATACCCAATCGATTTGAAGATGGAAATGGCAATTAGCAAATACTCCATTATCCTCCTGACGGAGACATCTATGCCACGAGTAGACCACATACCTAGATACGAGATAATTGACTTATTCAACCTGCCTGAAGGTAGTACGCTGCTTACCAAAAACCTACCAGCAGGCCAGTATTGGGTCAAGAATCCAAGTGATCCACGACCTAATGCATACTTGATCGTGCGAGCCTTTTCCCCAGAGAGAGCACGTCAGCTGATTCAAGAGGTAGGGGAACGGGGATACACCTTCCACGTACACTTCATCAAACGTACCACAGGTGAGGAACGTAAAATGGTGTGCAGACTAGGAGTAAAGAAGGGGGTTAAGGGAGTACTCAAACCAGGCGAACGAAAGGCAGAGGATGCCGCTACCGACAACATCACTGTGTACGAGATGGGTGTGGGATTCAAGCGTATCCCTCTGGATGCGGTGATATATGTCTCTGGAAGCATACCTGAAAAGAAGGTTAGAACACAAAAAGGAGGTGGCGGCTCATCTCCTGGGGAAAAAGGAGTCGTGGCGAAGCCTAAGCGACGTCGAAGGTAGAAGGTACCTACAACTTGTGGCGGGTATTGTGGAGCTTGAGCTAGTACTCAGACACCTAGATACGACTCCTATTTCCCCAGAAGAAGAGCCACCAACAAAATCACCAACTAAACGACGGCCATCTAGCGAAAAACGAAAAAAGTAGATTTTTTTCAAAAAAAGTCTTGCTTTTTTAGTTTGTTCGGTATATAATATCGCGTGTGCTGTATTCGGAGACACCGTCCATGACAGCTAAACAAATCCGTGAGGCGGTACTACGAGAGCTAACTGAGAAACCCAGACTCTTACGAGAGCTATCTGTGACAATCTCAGCTAGCGGTCAACATATACGTAGTGCACTGATACAACTTCGGAAGTCAGGATTCGTAAAGTCCTGCTTTTTCGTTCGACAGACCAACCCATATTGGAGTCGTACGCAACCTTTATCTGGGTCAGATGCCACACCATGCCACTTTTGTCACATGCCGTGTGGTAAAGTAGAGTACGTGCATTCTGATCCCCCAGACGAACGGTATGCCACTTGCGGAGACTGTTTGAGAGGGTTAGGCCAACTTGCTCTCACGCACGTCGAGGGTGGCAGACCCGTTCTGTCTCTGGAGATGCAGGTCGCAGTCAGAGAGGCGTTGAGTCCAACCTCCCCTTCTCGCTAAGAGTGTTTCAGAGTTGGTGTCTCCGTTGCACCTTGGCAGAAGGGCTGGACTTATGGAACAAGAATTGGAGGTACAATGTCAACCCATCAACGGGACTCACCGGAGAATTAATATGACAGTCGAATGGCATATAGCTGATAATGACCTTAGGTATGCGAACCTACCTCAGAATCATCAGCTAACTTGTGAGTGGTCAGGTAAGAGTTGGTTTGTATGGTTAAATCGAACCTACTGTCTTGCAGGTGACAAAAATGAATTTGAAGCCAAACGGCTGGCATTAGAGGGAGTTGAAAAGTGGATCGCGAAGTTTGATGAAACGTACGGATTAGGGGGAAAGTCAGTTAGAACAAAGGATAAGGACATGGCAACTGCAACTGTTAACAAGGCAGGTAAAGCAACAACGGCTCCGGCTAAGACTGAGGCCAACGGCACCGAAGAAGAGGAACCCAAAAAGAAAGCTCCTCCTAAGGATCCGAAGTCTCTGACAATTGAAGAGATCGACGCTGGCATCGAAGGTACCCTGGAGATGCGTGAGAAGAAGGGTGACACGGAGCAGCTCGGTCTGTCGGGTGCACAAGGCGTACGTGGTCCGACTGGTCGTCCGATTGGTCTAATCACCGGCCTACCCATCCAGGGTGCGTGGTTGTATCTGTTTGGTGAGAACAACCATGCTCCGGAGAAGCCAGCAAAGATTGACCAGAAGACCGGACTCGCAGTTCCTGGCTCCGGCAAGATGACCGACGAACAACTTTCCGCGCACATGAAGGCCGACTTCCCTGGTCGTACCAATAAGACCTTTGACAACGTGAACGGAGCACGTCGAGTTCAGCAGGTTGGTCAGGCTACTGGCGGCAAGCCTCTCAACTACGTGTCTTACATGTACGACAAAGACGCCAACGTCATCACCGGGAAGAAGAAGAAGGAGAAGGCAGAGGCGGGTGCGGAAGAGCCTGAGGAAGTGGAGGAGGTAGAGGAACTGGAAGAAGAGGAAGAAAAAGAACCCACTCCTCCGAAGAAGACGGTTGCCGTCGCCAAAAAGAAGTAACCTCATATACGACGGTAGGGGTCAGGGAACTGGCGGACGCATCCACTCGGTGGTATCCTATGTATGCGGTCGAAATTACCTACCAGCCCTGGCCCTTTATGATCTAGGTGTGAGGGAGTGAATCTGGGGAAGAATTGGGTACCCCAGTTGGAGTACCGTGGTACGTCAAAAGGACAGACTACCCTTATGCGAGCGTTAATTCAAGTAAGGGAGATGTAGGTTCGAATCCTACCCACGGCCATATTTTTGGAGACTTAATGGGCTGCGACATACATCTACATACAGAAGTCAAGATCAAGGACACATGGCACCACCACGGTCATCCATACATACCGCGGTCGTATATGTTGTTTGCTAAAATGGCTAACGTCCGCAACCATAACCGCGGAGTCCACATCGCATATCCACTTAAACCTCACGAAGGTCTTCCCGGCGATTTAACTTACCTCACCCAATGCTACTACAACTGGGACGACAAACAAGCACATATCCATCATGTGGGGTGGTTAGATGGTGCTCAAATCAATGAACTCAGTAGATGGTTTGAAAGCGAAGATCGTGGGGAGTATGAAGCATTTGAAACCTTATTCGACTATGTTTTTGACAATGGATGGTTTGACGCTGCTTCCATGATAGGTACCGGCGTCATCGATGTGCGTTTCATTTTCTGGTTTGATAATTAGACTATATCATTAGCGTGAAGGAGCCACGATGCCAAAGTTTTATCAAGTTAACCTTGTTGCTCCAGACGGTAAACACCACCTTGGAGTGCATGGTATCAATCTTGACTTACTCCAATGTATCCGTCCTATCTCATCATCCAAGTATCTATATGCCATATTCGCTGACCGTCCCAATAAGGAAGGTCAGTGGCGTGGCACATTTCTTGATCCAGAAGGATCAGACGAGCGTATCTTCTCTTCGGGGGACATGGTTCCCGTTCGTCTAGTTGACGACAATGGCATACCATTCATGACCAAAGCTTGTGTCAACTCCAAGTTCTACACCCATTTCGAAACCGGACCATTTCAGGGCCGCACTATCTGGATGCTTTTTGGTATGATTCCTGGGATGAACTTGAAGCTGGATCCTGAGGGATCAAAAGCATTGCTAGGCACCGAGGAAATAGTTTCAAAAAGTCTTAATATTTAACAAAAAAAGTCTTGCTTTTCACGATTGTTTGGGGGAAAATAGGCGCGTCTTTTGACGGAGACACCAATGCGCCCTTTCAGACCATGGCAAGAGGCAGCATACGCCTACGCCAAAGAAAACCCCACCTGTGCTCTCATAATGGATAAGAGGCTAGGCAAATGCCAAGTAGCCATCCATTGGGCTATGTATCACGGTGCCAAGCGTGTACTTACAGTTGCTCCACTCTCAGCTATGGGGGATTGGATAACTGAAATCAAACTTGAAGAACAATGCCCCGTTCCACTTCACCCGTCATGGTGTAAGTATCCAGAACAAACACTTGTAAATCAATGGGAACTAGCTGGTGACAACATCCCATCTAAGTTCTTCCTCATCAACCCAGAAGGTACTTGGTCTCGTTCATCAAAGCAACCTAAGCCGATATGTACGATTCCTTGGGATGCTGTGATCATTGATGAGAGTTTTATCCTTCAGAACCCCAAATCCAAAACTAATAAGGTGATCAACGAAACGTTCGGACACATTCCATTACGGTGTATCCTCTCTGGGGAAATAGCTCCCGGAGGTCCAGAAGATCTCTTCGAGCAGTTCAAGTGGTGCCATGGTAACTTCATGGGCTACACTAACTTCTGGAAGTGGAGATATGAATACTTCAAACCACTTAGCTTTGGTGGGTGGGTACCTAAGAAGGGACAAACCGCGGTCATTCGTGAAGCTTCAAAGAAATCTAGCTTCACTATCTCTCGTAAAGATGCTGGCGTCGGCGAAGTCAAGTACTTTGAAACTCGCTACTGTGATATGCCTGACGAATACTGGAAAGCCTACAGAGAAGTGAAGAAACATTACGGAGTAGGGAATTGGGAAGGCAAGTATGCTATTGAAGTAGCCAATATGCTTGCTAGGGTGTGTGGTGGTTTTCCGCTAATCGAAAAGATAGGCATGGACTTCAAACCATCCTATCATAAGTTAAAACTTCTCAAAGAAGTCCTCACAGGAGAGTATCGCGATCAGCCTGCCATTATCCTTTTCCGCTACAACAATGAGTTGTTTGCCGCAAAGGAATACCTAGCCGAAAACCACCTTACAGCGGAGATTATTTATGGGGCGATACAACCGTCGGAACGACATCGCCTCAAAGAGTGTTTCTTCAAAAACAATTTTCGATACCTGCTCATGCAGGCTCGTACTGCTATGTATGGTATCAACTTGTCTCATGCCGATCTCATGGTTCGCTATTCTGTCCCACCTGACTATAACGTCATATCTCAATCTATGGATCGCATCGTCATGCCCGGTAAGCCAGGTAAGCTTGCGTATATTGACCTAGCCGTCAAGGGCACGGTTGATGAAGACCTCATAAATACAATGCGAGACCAACGTGTCACATCTCGTAGTTTTATCGAGAACTACGCAGCCCGTCTAAAGACACGACTCTTTTCTACCCAGGAGGTGAACCCGTGAGCACATACGTCCTAGCCATCGATCCCGGCGTAGAACTAGGGTACGCCATCTTCGCAGTTGAAACCAAAATACTTGTAAAGTGTGGGGCGATTGTACCTTCTGGTGAAAAAGAGTGGGGTGCACGTACAGATGAAGCAATGACAGATCTATATCTCGACTGTGTGTTGTGGGGTGGGAAGATGATCAAGACATGCTATTGCGAGTGGCCTGCCTATTTTGACTCCGCTGGAGGTAGGATGGCGGCAGTGAAGGACTCACTATCGAAGATGGTGTTTATGGTTGGTCGTATAGCAGAGATGTGCTACCAGCATAGCATCGACTTTGGATTTGTACCTGTCAACGACTGGAAAGGTCAGATGTCTAAGGAGGCAGTGATCTGGAGGTTGAAGAATAAGAAGTTGACGGACTGCGAGGTAGAACTTGCAGTTAAAGCTGGAACGCATGCGTGGGATGCAGTGGGGATAGGCTGCTATGCTTTAGGGAGGTTCTAATGCCTATACCACGTACATGTAAAGTTCATGGTGACGTAGCCTTAAAGATTATGGAACACGAAAAGGAGTGGTGCACTTGTACAAAGTGTATCATGGCTAACTGGACGTCACATCATGTTTTCTGGAGAGGAGAAGTGCCCTGCGATATTCTTTTCATAGGTGAGGCACCTGGTCGTGAGGAAGATCGTATAGGCGTACCGTTCCAAGGTGCAGCTGGTGGTGTACTTCAGATGTGGCTTCGTCAGGCACTAGAGGACATTGAATTTAAGTATGCCATCACCAATCTAGTGTGCTGCCGTCCAGTAGATCGTCCTAGAGGACCAAATCGTGTACCCACTCTACTTGAACAGGCTAAATGTTTTCCACGATTAGAATATTTTGTTGAAGAGATTGCAAAACCTAAGGGTATTGTGGCAATGGGACGTACCGCTCGTGAAAGCGACTTTATATCCAAGACCATGGTACCTTACATCGTCACTAGACATCCAGCCTACTACTGTTACTCTGGTGGAGAGGGAAAAGATCAAGCGGAGAAGATCGTGTCCTTTGCAATGGAGCTAAACCTATGAAGGTACCCACTAAAAACCTCAACGGGGCTAGCGATCTTTTCCAAGGCAAAACTCCATCTCTCTGGAAGTTCTGGAAGGACGGTGTAACATCTAGCTTCTTTGAGAAGTTCGTACAGTGCAAAGAGCAAACTAAACTCCACTATGTAGATGGTTGGAGTGGTAGGAACATACCTATAGGCATAGAGTTTGGTAGTTGCTGCCACTGGGTGTTGGAGCAGGCGTATCAGAGGCGAGATCACGTAGCGGTGTTACTTGAACATCCAGTTGATCGACTTGGTCAACAAGTCAAAGAGTGGGTTAGTCAGTACGAGAAGTACTGGCGTCAAGAGGTACGTGTACCATCGTCGGCTCAACTATCTACCCAAGAACTGATCTACGGCCTTGCCGAAGTGATCATCCCGGAATATGTCAAGTGCTACGCTGGCGACTTTACCGGAGAATACGCTCAAGGACTGAACGTCTATCCGAAGGAGTGGTTATCTCTTGAAGAAGTATTCATGGTGCCTTATGTTTATCCAGACGGTAAGACGGTACCAGTCCGTGGTCGCTGTGACGGTATTTTTAAGGATAAGAACAGCGGCATATGGGTATTTGATACAAAGTGTCGGAGTGTTATTCAGGAGGATATACTTGTCAAGGAAATGCCATTCGATCCGCAATTTATGTTGTACAGTTGGGTGGGAAAGCAACGCTACAAAACCACCCCCAAAGGCATTGTACAAAATATCATCCGTCGTCCTCAGCAACGACTTAGCGGATATACTTCGCTTAAAAGTATGCTAGAGCGTGTGCGAGATGAAGTCAGACGACGCCCCCAATATTACTTTATCCGAATCGATCTCTCCTTTTCTCCCCAGGAGATGACCGACTGGGAAAATCGCGTATTGCATCCTATGATGCAGGAAGTGAGGGAATGGTGGGAAGGCAAACCATATTACTACAACGGTCGAGCACTGTCATCGAAATATGGCCCATGTGAGTTGTTTGCTGCTATCACTAGTGGAAACTTCTCCATGTGCTATAAACGCGAATACGCATTCAGTGAACTAAAGGATCTCTAATGATGCTACAAGACCCGCCAAAACCATGGACGCCTGACTGGTGGCTCTGCTTGCGTAAGGCATCCTTCGAAGAAGATAAGGAGATGATATATCAACTCACTTCAGGCCTGGGTGCTCCTCCTGGGGAAAAACAGAGTCGTGGCTTTGATGAGTGGTGGCATACCACGCTATACATTCCAGCTGAGACTACGACTCCGTATACTGAAGTTGTACGTAATCTTTGCAAAACATCGTGGTTCGAAGGACGTAACAGACTTTGTACAGAGTGGATGTATGCTCTGTCAGAGTTCAGAGCGATAGATGGAAAGGAAACATAGTCATGCCTACTGTAGGAGTACAAGGCAGCCAGAAACTAAAGATTAGCACTGACTTTTCACTCCCTACGGAAGTGAGTGCAGTGTCGCATATGTTGTCAGACTTTCACTGGCTGATCCACGGACCGATGAAGATCGGTAAGACCACATTCGCTATGGCAGAGAAGGATGTGCTCTTACTAAGTTTCGATCCACCACAAATATCTCTGCCAATTCTTCAGCGTCATGTCGACAAGTGGGATTCATTTCTTAAGTTTCTCGACGCTCTTGAGACGAAAGCAGCCAATGGCGGATACCCATACAAGAGAACAGTTATCGACGGTGCCGACATCTGCTTTAGACGATGTCAGGAGTATGTTGAGAAGAAGCTTGTCATACCTCACGTGTCTGAAGGTAAATGGTCTGTGGGATGGGATATGCTTGATTCAAACTTTGCCAGTGCCGTCGATAGATTCATGCGACTACCTGGTGGGTCGTGGTGGATATGTCATTCCACATGGAAGGAAACTGATAGTCGTACTGGATCTAAGATCGACGTTCTCCGACCACTCATGAAACCACGTGCAGAGGAAGTGGTGGCTGGTAGATGTGACGGCACCATGGCTATGGACTACAACGGCAACAATCGTGTGATGGTGATCGTGGGCGACGAAAAGACCGGCGCAGGTCACCGTCTCAAGGAACATTTCCTAACACCCGACAAACGTCCGATAAAGGAAATTTATATGGGGACTAACTCTAACCAGGCATGGGAGAACTTTCAAACTGCTTTCAACAACAAACAGACATATACTACCATGGTAGAAAGGAGGGCTGAGAAAAAATAGTGCATGCTGTGTAGCAGCAAGCAACATTCTACAAGCAGAGACAGTAAACGTTAGTTGTACGTGTACAGGATATCTACTTTCGGAGTTGAGCCATGGATGAAGTAGCAGATAAACTAGCGGAAATGAAAGCCAACTGGAAGAAGAATAAAGAAGCCTCTAAGTCCTATACGGGCGGAGGCGGTACCACACTCGAGGTCGGCAATTGGGAAGTAGTGTGGAAGAAGGGACGACTCATCACTTACGCCGACACACTCGCTGCGATCATGGAGTTCGAATACGCGGGTGAAGATATCGAACATCAGGGGAAAGCAGGGGTGAGGTTCTGTGGGCTGGACACAGATGAGAAGATTATCTTCTTCCTCAGCGACCTGCGGAAGATGGAGTGCCAGATCGATGAGATCGATGACCCGGCTCAGATCAAGGACATCTTCTCTGAACTCGACAAACGTAAACCCCATATGCGGTCAACGGTGAAGAAATCCAAGGACGGTCAGTACACCAACTTCTACCTGGACAAGCTTCTATCCAATGACGGTGAAGCTGAAGGCGTCGAAGGCGGAGAAGTAGATGCTAAGGAAACGGAGAAGGAAGAGGAACTCCCTGAGAACGAGGAAATGGCCCAGCTGAAGGCTGGCGACAAGATCCAGTTCCAATACAATCAGAAGACTTGTACTGGCGTCGTTGACAAGATCATGGAAGATGATGAAACCCTCAAGGTCAAGTGTGATCAGCTGAAGGGCCGCATCGTCACCATCAACGTCGGCGATAATAAAGTGGAAATGCTTGTCGGATAACTAGACTTGGTGTCCCGTCGGGGATGTGCAGGCCTAAGAAACCTGCACGTCTCTTTTTCTCACGGAGGTAATATGAGCGTTACACTGAAAGATAAGTATTATATCGCCGGACCTTTCTTCAATGAAGAACAGAAGAATCTTATCGGCAACATTGAACGGATGTTCCTTGACCTTGACATACCTTTCTTCTCGCCTCGTCTTTGTGACGAGAACTCACCTGGAAATAAGATCGATGATGCAGCGGCTGCTCGTATCTTCGATCGCAACTACGCTCAACTAGTGCCACAGCCGGGTATCTACGGACCGGAATGTGATAAGATGTTAGCTGTGATAGACTACAAGTTGCCAAAAAACCAGCAGTTATGTGTAGCGTCAAAAGAAAAGCTTGACCTGGTTGCAACTAAGTGGAATGTAAGTCCTACTCTCTACCTACCCGACACTGGCACGGTGTTTGAGATAGGCATGGCCTGTGCTCTGCACATACCAGTTTACGCCTTCACAGAAAATCCGCCAGAGCGTATGAACATCATGCTTTCACAGTCCACGGAAGGCATTATTCATGGACTGGACCACTTACGCTCTTTCCTCCAGGAGAAGACCGACCCACTGCCGTATAAAGGGAAGCACGTTTAGGTGACGTATGGAACTAAACATACGAGAGTTGATATCGGGCAGTCCATCAAGACTGCGATATGTGTGGAGGTTTTCTACTAGTCGGGTACAGCACCCAGAGAGTGTAGCCGAACATTCTTACTACGTATGCCTATACGCCCTACTTATAGGTGAGTGGTGTATAAGTAGTGCAACATGCGACAAGATGATAGATCTTCAGAATCTTCTACGAAGAGCTATTGTTCACGACCTAGAAGAAGCCAAGTCAGGAGACTTCCCTAGGCTATTCAAGCACTCTAAGCCAGAGTTAAAGAAGCTTTTAGACGCGGTATCGCTGACGGCGTTTAGTCAGTTGATGCACGACGTAGTAGACCACACCACTGCGATGAAATACAATCGCATATGGGAAGATGCCAAGGATGAAACTCCTGAAGGTCGTATTCTAGAGTTCGCAGACTTCCTGTGTGTGCTCGGCTTCTTCAACCACGAACATGAAGGAGGTAACCGTACCGTTCATAATCATATCCAAGATATGCAAGGCTACTTCCATATCTTCCACGACAAACGTTTCGACTTCATACGTCCACTAGTGGATCAGTCGTCACTACTTATGCAGGAGATATTCAATGACTGAAACTTTAGGCACTCCCCAAAACCTCCTCCACCAATCCAACTGGAAACCGTGGGAGGTGAATCATAGCGATGAGTTCAACTGGCACTACTACACCGACAAGGGCGCACGCCATGAGGGATTTGAAACCTTAGGTGCAGCACTAGCTCATGTTCAACGTGATCTTCTTCTTCTTCGAGCAGGCGGGGTTCAAGGCACTGGCGAAGGACCTTGTGAAAGCGACTGCAGAGCGGAAGATTTATTGTGTAGACAAGGTCGTTCACCCGACCACGCAACCTTCAAATCAAGGCCCGCTGTGACAATGGAAACAGCCCCCCCACAGCCCCCCGCCCCCGCCCCAAACACGCCTCAAACGGGCCGTATTAGCGGTCAGACGGCTGGTCAAGAGGGGGCGGTAGACGCGCTTGGAGAGGAGTGTAATGGACCGAAGCATACGACCACTTACTACCCAGAGGATGGGCGGTTCACAACGTTACGTAAGGGTCGTGAAGAGAAGTATGGTCCGCCTAAAGCCAACTTTGACAACATAGGCTTGGCATGGACTGCTCAGCTTCAAGCGTATTTCAGAATGGAACTGCCAAGCGTTATCCCTGGCTATGTCGTTGCTCAAATGCAGGCAGCGATGAAAGTGGTGCGAGCCGGTCACTCAAACATGGCAGACACCTACATTGACGGTGAGCACTACTTGCATCTCGCTCAACTCGTAGACGATAGGGAGCAACTAAAATGAAAATCATCATGACAGGATGTTGTTCTGGAATCGGAGCGTACGTTAGACAACGACTGATGGAGCAAGGTCATCAGATAGTAGGTATAGGCCTAGGCGGACCTGACTGTAAAGCCGATTTGTCAACTACTGACGGTAGAGATTTAGCTAAGTATGCTATGATGAATTACGCTAGTGATGCTGCGTGTTTGATAAACAACGCCGGCACCACGTTCATTGAGAAATTTGAGAATCTCTACTACAAAGACCTTGAGAAGGTTTTCAGCGTCAACTTCGCTGCCGCTTTTGAACTCACTAAATACTTTATGCACGCACGTAAGGCTAGTGCCCACAAAGATGAGAGTGATATATATCGAGTGATATGTACCACCTCAATGGCAACTGTGTCGGCGTCAAGAGGATCACTAGCCTACGTTTGTTCTAAGGCAGCACTTGAAGCTATGATTGCGACCCTGTCTAGAGAATGGGCCGGAAAAAAGCCGTTTATGATTATGGGTGTGGCACCAGCTTGGGTCTTTAACACCGCCATCGGAAGCAAGGTCATTGATGACTATGCTAAGATCTCAGGTCTCACACCAGAACAGAACATGCAATATGCTCGTAGCTACTCCCCAATGGGACGTAGTTGTACGATGGAGGAGGTGTGGCCTCTCTATGACTTTGCAGTCAACAAGGCTCCAATATGGATGAGTGGTGAGATCATTAGAATGCCAGGAGGTTCCGGGACTATCGGTTGATCTCCTGGAGGAAAAGGAGTTGTACATGAAGACCACGATAAAGCTCCTCAGTTGGACACAGAATCCGATAGAAACCATCTACTGTGAATGGATGGGAAGTCGGCAAGCGGACTGGAATATGACACCTCAGCAAGTTAGAGAACAGCGTATTCCGTCGTCTCACGACTCTGATGCTGAGACAGACGAGAAGAGACAACTGGCTCAAGATGTTCACAAGATCTTCGAGCAAGTAGTGGATATGAAGATACCTGTATCTGAAACTATCCATTTTGTATTCCAAGCGGATCATGTCCCGATTGCCCTTCGTGAACAGTGGGTAAGGCATCGTGTGGTTCACAAATTCGGCAATCAAATCGGAGCGGACATTATCCCTGACATCCATGAATCTACGTGGTGGTCTCAAACAATGCGTGTTCTGAACATGGGGGAGTTTGCGTCTAAAGAAGAGTACCTAGTGCCAGAGAGCCTGAAGGGAAAGACGTTTACTGAGAACGGTATGGACTTTGATGTGGAGATAATGTACAAGCATATAATGTCCTCGCTTCAACGCGATTACAATCGTCTAATTGAAGCTGGCGTACCTGTTGAAGATGCCCGCAACATCTTACCCCTTGCTACCCAACATCGTATTACATGGTCTACTAACCTCTCTTCTCTAATGCATCTCCTATCTAAGAGGGGTTGTTGGATTGCACAATTAGGTATGTGGGAACCGATTGTCACCGGCATTGTAAAGGAGCTCAGTGAAAAGATCGATCCGTATTTTCGTCGTCTTATCGATCCTCCTTGTATTGGTAGCGATGGCGAGTTTGAAGAGTGCCGGTTTAAGTTGGAGAACGAAAACCGGATCAAAGGTGAAGACCCATACCCACCGTGTTCACTATACTTATGGAACGACTTCAGAGATGCAGAAAATCCAGAGATAGTTCTCAAAGGAGATCAAGAGCAACCATATAAAGTTATGAAGGAGAAATATACTCAGCTATGGGGGCGTGATCCTCAAACCGGAAAGCGAGTGCAATATGCCTAGGAGAGTTCTAACTAAAGATGATATTACCCGCATAGCCAAGGATCATAGCTTTGGGGTGAAGTTCAAGTCGATGTTTCAAGATGCCACTGAACGAGAGATACTTCAGGTCACAATCTTTGACACCGGCGACCTAGATAATGTTCTCTTCGATCTAGAGTTCGACTGTCTATCCCAGGAAGATCGCACGTTTGCTATTCGTGATCTTCCACAAGTGCAGCGAGCAGGTGCATTCCTAACTGAAATAGGTACATGACATGGCACACTTCATTCGCGGAAAGCGCATAGTGTTTGATACTGAAACCACGGGACTACTACCGTTCCATGGTGATAGGCCGTTCGCTTTCGCTTTCCGAAATGAAGACGGAGACAGACACTACTTTGAGTTTGAGGTTGACCCACTCACACGAGAGCCTATTATAGATGGGCATAGGGATATCATTGACGCGATGGGAGAGTTACTTGAGGATCCTAAAGTCGCTAAGACTATGCACAATGCTAAGTTTGATATGCGTCAGATGGAGTGTGCTTTTGGGATCAAGGTAGCTGGACGCATCGACGAAACAATGTTCATGGCTTGGTGTTGTGACAGCCTTGAACCCAACTACCAACTCAAGTATCTCTCAGACAAGTATGCCAACTTTGCTAGGACGGATCAAAAGGACTTGCAAAAACTGGTAAATAGGCTCCGTAATCGTGCCCGCAAAATTGACTGGAAGATAGCACAAGAGTCTCGTATTGTAGTGGCTCTTACACCAGACGAAGAAGATGAGCCAGGAAGTGGAGTTTGGGAAAAGAAGAAGGCCATCTGTGCAGCTGACTATTGGCTGCCGCTAACCTCCTACCACAGAAAGATGTGGCCGGAGGTTGTTGATGGTGTAAATTCAAAGTGGTGTGAACGGTATGCTCTGTTAGATGTAGATAGAACCGATCTCCTATATAAGTTCTATGATCAGTTGATGGATGAATTAGATGTACGTCACACCTATGAAGATGAACTTGCTCTGTTCCCTCACATCTATGAACAAGAAACTAGGGGGATGAGGATCGATAAAGAGAGAAACACTCGTGAACGTGATGAGTGTAAGCTGAAAGCTCAGTATGAGATCAACGAAGTGAGAAGGGTGGCTGGATCAGAATTTAACATAAATAGCTACAAGCAGATGTCGTGGTTGATGTACGACAAACTAAAGCTACCAATCAAGGATGACCATAAGACAGACAAGGGAAATCCCGGCACAGATATGTACTGTCTGATGAGCTTCAAGGATCAGCCTGTCATCCAACATATCTTGAAGTATCGTGCCGCCAACAAAGCCTTTGGTTATTTTAGTAGATATGATCAGTTGATGCTCCCAGATCCAGACTTCGATGGTTGGTCGATGCATACCGAGATACGTCAGCTGAAAGCAGCCACACGTCGTTTTAGTTGTGTCAATCCCAACTTGATGCAAGTGACATCCATTGAGTCCTCAAGGTCGTATGATCCAATAGATGCTCGTGGACCATTTGGTCCTAGACCAGGATACATATGGATTTGTATTGACTTCAAGGGACAGGAGGTACGAATATATGCCGACAGATCACAAGATCAAAAAATGCTCGAAAAGCTCCGTCTTGGTATCGAAGTCCACGATGAAGTCACAAACGCCGGTTGGGGCGGGATTGGCAATCCAGCTGGGATTAGCGAATGCATCCACGTCATCGGTTTGGACGGATCTAACATTGGTACTGAAGTACCTATCAAAGCACTATGGAAAGATTGGGGTCTTAAAGACTGGCGAATCCTTACGGATAAAGATAGGGTGCGTCTTGTATCCGAGTGGCTGGCTAGTTATGGATGGGACATTGTCAAGGCTCAAACTGCTATTGGAAAGAAAGTCACCAAGAACAAAGCGAAGATGGTCTTCTTCGCAAAAATCTACGGAGGTACAGCGAAGGCAGTCAAAGACCTACTCCACTGCACGTTCCACGAAGCTTTCCAGTTCCTAAGGGCACTAGGCAAGACCTACCCTAGGATGGATGAGTATTCGCTAGAGTTACAAGCGATCTGCAAAGAGAATGACTACTCTGTACGGACAGCATTTGATACTCGACTTAGTGTGCGTCCATGGAAACTTTATCAGTGTGTGAACTATGTTGTCCAAGGTACTGCTGCTGATATGCTCAAACGTGGTGGGCGACGTTGTGCAGAATGGCTAAAGAGAAATAGCATAGACGGTCACTGGATTCTGCCAGTTCACGATGAAAACATATTCGAGATACGAAAGGAGGAATGTACTCGATCGATAGTGAGAAAACTACAAAATCTTATGGAAGACACAGAAGGTTGCATCAGTATTCCCATGCCTACTGAGGCAGCGATTTGTACCGAAAACTGGCATGACAAATATAAACTAGATTCTAACTATAGGATCAAGCAATGAACAAAACACCCGACCATTTTTCATCCCAGGAGATCAACCCCCCGGCACCCCCATTTTCTGGGGAAATAGAAACTGAAATCAGGAAGGGGTTGGCTAGTGTTCCTGCCCTTGGAGCACCGTTGCCTGAAGTTCCTGACTGGGATGACTTCCAGACATGGGTGATGTCTAAGGCAAGGAAGTTTGAGGATGAGTCTAAGAACTTAAACTGCTTTGCTCTTGGACTAGCAGGTGAGGCTGGTGAGTTTGCAGACCTTATCAAGAAACATCTCTATCATGACAGACCATCTACTGCTCAGGAGAAGGCTGTCGAGCTTGGTGATATCTTATTCTACGTCGCTGGCAATGCGTCGCTGTGGGGTATCCCTATGAGCCTTGTGGTTCGTGAGGTCATGAACAAACTGGACAGCCGCTACCCAAACGGCTTTACCCCGGAAAGAGCTCATGCTCACCGGGGAAACGACGGAAGTACTATGTAAACATAGATGGCGTTCCAAAGGTTCGCCATTGGACTATCTCGGAAGAGAAACGAGTCATTGCTGTACGACATCTAATCCGTACTGGGTCGATATCATTAGTGGAAGGTGTAAGACGACTACGAAAACTATTACCCCACCGCTCACATGATGCGATCCGTGCCCGACTTGGAAAGAAGGGTAATCGTGGCTGAAGCTCAGGGTTTGGACTTCACCGCTCCGTATGAGGTACACGGAGTACAACTCACCCGGAATGGTGACAACGGTGTAGGGGACTGTCCTTTCTGTGGAAAGGAGGAGCATTTTTTTGTTAACATTAGAAATGGAAAATGGAAGTGCCAGCACTGCAATATGTCTGGTAATCTAATTACTTTTTTAGGTGAGCTCATTGAGAAGTGGTACAATGAGACAACCACACAAGACTGGGAACGACTAGAGGGGATGAGAGGTATTCCCTATGAAGCTTTCAAAAATTGGAAGCTGGCTTGGAATGGTTATACGTGGCTTATCCCATCGTATTCAGAAACCGGCACTGTGCGAGATATACTTCGTTGGAATGGAGTTAGATCCTTTGCCACTCCCCTATGTAAGCGTCAACTGTTTGGCATGTGGCAACTGTCTCGTGCTCCGAAAGGATCCACGGTATGGGTTTGCGAGGGTGAGTGGGACGCCATGTCAATGCGATGGATGCTTGATAGCGCTGGACTATCTGCTGATGTCGTGGTCGGAGTACCTGGAGCCGGAATATTCAAAACTGATTGGGTCCCGTACTTCAAGGACATGCACATCATCCTATGCTATGATAACGACAAAGCCGGAGACGATGGCTCGATGCGAGTTGGGCAACTTCTTAAAGGTAATGTTAAGACACTACGATACCTATGCTGGCCGGAGGGTAGGCCACTTGGATGGGACATCCGGGACTTCGTCAAGGAAGGAATAGGAAGCCAGTTTTCCCATCTTGAGGGGGTAGAGATTCTCCGCTCTCTGTTAGCCTTCAACCATAGACGAGACGACACTAGAGCAGCCATTCCACCAGTCGCTGATGTTCAACTAGATATGACACCAGCTTACTGGGAAGACGTGATGCGAATCTTTGAATCATGGTTGACAATAGAACCAGACTTCAAAGATGCCTTAGCCATCACATTAGCTACATGTCTATCTCCGCATATCCCAGGAGACCCACTCTGGTTCTACATCATCGGTCCTCCAGGTGGAGGTAAAACAGTTATCTTGATGGCAATGAAGACGGCAGAATGTGTGTCGTTCCACTCTACCTTAACAGCCAAGAATCTAGTATCTGGATACTCCGGTACTCGTAACGATCCCTCACTACTACCACGACTAGACGGCAAGACTGCTATCTTTAAAGATGGCACCGAGTTACTTGCTATGCACGTCGATGCTCGTCGTGAAGCATATGGTACACTGCGTGGTGCCTATGACGGGTACGTTCGTAAAGAGTTTGGCAACGGCACCATACGAGAGTATAGTCCACACTTCAATGTACTAATAGGTATCACGCCTGCGGTACATGGTGATAGTCAGTCGTCACTTGGTGAGCGGTTCTTGAAGATAGAGATGAGAGAACAGGTCGAAACCATCAACGAAAAGATCATGATGGCCATCGATAACATCACCCATGAGAAGGAGATGGAAAATGAACTTTCGGATGTATGTCGCAGATTTCTATTACGTCGTCCTGATCCAACTGCACTCCCACCTCTTCCTCAATGGGGAATCAAAAAGATCGTTGCTCTATCTCAGTTACTGTCTGCTCTTAGGGCAAACGTTGACCGTGAGGTATATGGAGATCGAGATATACGATACCGTCCATCCCATGAAACTGGCACTAGAATCGCAAAGCAGTTAGCGAAACTAGCTATTATGTTAACATGGGTGTTTGACCTACCAGAGATGGACCATGAGGTATATCGTATTATATCTCGTGTAGTAATCGATACAGCTATTGGCTACCACTTGGACATCGTGAAGTACATTGTAAACAATAGCCACGTAAATGGAAAGGTCAACGGAGTACTACTAAATTCCATGGCCCGTGATCTCGGTATTCCTGTATCTAGTCTCACCAGAAAACTTGAAGACCTATCCGCATTAGGTGTAATCGACCGGGAGAGAATGCAGACAATGAACATAGGCAGTAAACCGTATGTGTGGTTTCTGTCTGATCGATTCTATAAACTGTGGAGGTCCTCATATGCCTAAGGACATCCTAAAATTTTGTGCATGTCCTATCTGTGGCAACTTTCGTGAAATATTATACGTACCTGTTATAGCCAACTTTGGACTAGTATGCAATGGGTGTGGCGACTACACTGCAATCGACTCTAGTTATATTGGTGGGGAGTTTAAAAGGGATGTCATAGTTGCCATTCAACATATGCGTACTAGTCATTACTCCGACGAAGCTATCCTTGAATACATCGACGAGTGCTTTGAAGCAGCAAAATTGTTCACAAGTACAGGGTGTTCAATATCCGAGCATCTACACCTACCAGAAGATGAATACCAGTTTAAAGTTGGCCTACGGCTGTTTTGTAAAGTTATAGGAAGATTAAGAGTACAGATGCAGTTACTAGAGATGGGGTTCAATCTCATGCCTGCTAACTTCATCATGGATGATGAATACATATGTCTAAACTAAACGACCGTTTCCGCCCGGCCCCCGGCCCCGCCAAGGGTGTCAACAGACTTGGCTGTAGGGCCAAATACGGCCCGTTTGCCGCGTTAAAAGGCTGTAGGGGTATAGCGGGCCGGGCCGGAAAAACTTGTCAAGACAGGGCTTTATTTAACTCGTTGCAAAAGGTCTATATGACTGAAATTAAAGCTACCATAGACGCTGAACTCATCTATAACTGTCTAATGATATATGGAAAAGAGTGGGTAGTGTTAGTGAATATGTATAATGGGAAGTGCAAGAGATTCACCTACGACGACCTACTCCCTTTCATCCCAGGAAAAGAACGTGAAGATTCCAAAGCATAAGATATCCATATGCCATATCCTAGCCGGAGTTGCTCCAGGACAATGGTGGGATGTGTGGAGGGTGGTGGCCTCTCCTGGGGAAAAGAGTGGTCGTAGATGGAGGCATTGGTGGGGTGTAGTCTGTGGAAGCGAATCTTCCGCAGTTGCACAGGTTCAGATGTTAGGGAAGGATGGAGATGTGTTTGAAATTGAACCTATCATTCCACTTTCGGAGCGATAGGTACTGGCCCCCATTTACTGATAGGACAGTGTGATGTGGCTAGATGTAGTTTAGCGTTTAAGTGGCATCTGCATAGTACGCATTCACCACTCACATTATATTCGCAGGTTACACATATGCCAAACCTCTTACGATAATCTTCCTCTGAGGCGTAAGGCACGGGTGTTTCCGGTTGAGGCGGTGGAACTTGTTGCGGGTTAGAAAAGTAATTCTTAGGACAGTGGTTAGATGCAGCATGCTCACGTACGGTCTTGTTATCTACCTGACAGTAAAATAGTCCATTAACGACTCCACTACAATACTGGCATCGATGGCATATGGTTATACGTATCTCTTCTTCAGTCATGGGCATGCATGTCCAATTGGAGTAAGAAGCACACTGCCTCCATATCCCATACTACGACGACTATTAACTGTTTCACCTGGTAAGTTAAACAAGGTTCCAATTACAGGGTTATTGTTAAGTATTGACACAGAAACTAGACAGTCAGTTACCGCAGGCGAGTGTCCAGTAAATAGGGTATCGCCACCACCTGCAACAACTACTTCCCACAGTGGAGTGCCAGCTGAAAGTCCATATTTAGATCCATCAATTATGCATGCAGTTATATGCACATGTCCAGCTAATACGGAAGTTGGTGGACAATACCATTCTGAAAATCCAGAATCAAGTCCACTTACACAACATCCTGAAGATGCACAGTAGTCTCCAAGGGTTCCAGTGTAGTAGAATCCCAAAACTGTACCACTGGGGTTAGTAGATCCGCAATTACAGTAAGAGATAGCGGGCGAAAAACTCATGCGGAGATTTAGTCCAGCTAGTCCACCTGGACATAAGGTACATGGTATTGTCGTACCTCCGCCCCAACCCCCACCGGGACATCCACTAGCTAAGTCAGAACCATGACGTAGAAGGTGTCCTGACTGTGCTGCGAGGTGAGACATATTAGCATGGAGTGGGAGTATCGATTACAGTTTGGGTTTCACCGGATACATTATGTAGGTTACCACAAGCGTCAAAAGTTAGAGTACGGGTGTACTTGTAAAGCACCGTACCTGTCCAATAAACACTTGACACCACGGTTAGTGTTAGTGCTCCGTCAGCACCGACATCCCATGTAGTGCTGTTAGCAGATGTGGTTCCCCCAGGTAGACTTGTAGGAGAGTCGGTGGAACAATCATCTAGTGGCTCGGTGAAGAACCAATGTAGGCGTGGTGGGTTTTGACGATCATACAGAGCGTACAGTTGAACAATCGTATCATCCTGAAGAAGGTGTGAGTGGGAGAGTAGTTCAACTGTGTTGGTAGCCGTAATTGGATATGCAGCACCCAAATCTTGACCAGTCTCGTAGTGGGCAGACTTGTGAGGACTGAAAGTGATCTGATCTGTCGTCTTACTACCAGTGGCGATGTATGCGAACTTCACCTTATACCGTTCATCCAACATAGTGGCGTCGTGAACTATCTGTCCTACCCGCCAATCTATCACCTCTGGTTCAAAATCATCCATGAAGGTAGTGCCACTAGGTGTCTGGACCATTCGTCCTGACCCGTTGGTCATTCCATTAATACGCTTCACGCCACTCACAGATTCATTCATGTGCTTGGCACTAAAGCGATCACCTTTTTTCCACGGTTGGATTTCTGGGGTCATGATATACCGAAGAGAGAAGAAAAGTCAACCATTGGATAGAAACCCACTTTGATTAAGCCTATATTCTGTAAAATTCCCCACCCCGTAGCAGGATTGGTCACTGATCCAGCTCCGTCGTTGACGCCGTATATATAAGGCTCATTCCGCATAAGACTTACATTGGTGGGGTCAACGTATATGTTTTGTCCGTTGTCGTTTTGAAGCCAAGCATATGTTGACCAGTCCTCAAATACCTTTGTAGAGAGTGTGACGGTGTAAGTGCGAGTGATACCCGCATCTACTGTTTCTGCTTCCAGTCCAGAATACAACCAATATCCTGGACCATACCCCATAAAGTTATCACTGTTGACCGCTGGCAATGCATTTACAACGTCATCAGATGCGACATATGCCACTGTCTGTGAGATGGTAATATGTCGCATTGGTAGCAAACACGGCATCGTAGCTACCTTAGTGATGACGTTGGATGCGTCACTTGGATCTTTCCACGTCACATACATCGCTTGACCATTCGGATGTATCTGACGCATATCACTACTAAGTGTAGTTGTGTCCTTAATAGTGAGAAGACCCAAGTACTCATATACAATCTCTACACCCACTACGCCCTTGGCCCCTAACCCTCGGAAGGAATGATATTTACAGTAATAGTCGGGATAGTCTGGATCAGGAAACTTGTCCCCCTTCTGAGGCATACCGCTCGCAGCTAGACCTGCAACGATAGCACTTGGATTTGAGATGACAAAGCCAAGGGGTACACCTATCAGCATACCCATGCGGGATATCCTTCCCTGATAGATACCGATGTCGGCTTTTGATCCCTCAACCATATCTAAGATAAGTTGCACGTTACTCTCCTGCTACCAGATTTCCCATTCGTCGTACCAACTCATCTATCCCCTTCTTGATATCCCCAAGCACTTGAGCAGGATCATTTCTTGCACCGCCAAGATCCTGAGATAGGTTCATCAAATTAGCACTACCTGCTCTGGCAGAGAAACCTTCCAGATACTGTGATCGCATAGCACGCAATTGGTTGACACCGACTTGCCTAGCCCTATTAGCGTTGGCAGTATCAGTAGCATCTCGCATCTGAATCTGCTGGGCGTTAAGTTCTGCACCAGCAGTAATGTTTACTACCTCCGCCCTACGACGCATCACGTCTGCTCCAGGGCCATGGGCTTGAGCGAGTAGGTCGCTAACAGCAACTTGCCTACGGAGATTTTGTGTTTCTATGTATCGATTATCTGAAAACTGCTGACGGGCGTATGATTCTTCTGCCTGCCCCTTATCGCGTATATCCTTTCGCATTGACTCAGGAGCATCGTTTGGTAGTCTCTCAAGCTCAATCTTTGTCTCAGCTTGAATACGTCCAACCTGAGCCTGTAGTGGATTGCGATTTAGCATCTGAAGATTGAAGTTAGTGGTCGCTTGCGTGGCCATTGAATACAGCATATTCTCATGAGCCCATGAAGCTTGCTCCGCATTGATCCTTTCAGTTCCCCTCTGAGCCACTAACTGAACATCAGCAGCATCAGCATTCATTATGTCGATGTTACCTTGCGTTACCAACTGCTGAATACGAGCTTCATGTGGGCGTCGTTGAGCCATCAGCTGAGAGACTCTAATATCTCCTTGCAATCCCGCTGTGGTAGTTTTGCCTTGTAAATCAAGTCGATATTCTTCACGACCAAGTGTCTGAGATTGTTCACGATCAAATGCTGACAGTTCAGCCGTATGCATATTCTTCATCGACTGAAGACGTTCAGGGTGTTGCTGTTGCATCTCATTCTCTTCGTTGGTAAATCTACCAAGAAGAGCACTACGTCCTGCTGCCTGTTGTGCTCTTAGAGATGTAAGAGCGAACGACCTACTAAATAACTCCCGCCCGGTTGCAGTAGGTAGGTTGGCTTGATTCTGAAATCCAACAGTCGCAGTATTAATACGGTTGATGGAGAGTTGGTTTTCTGCATTAACAATTGACAACTGATGATCGGCTTGCTGATCTACTGCGCTTATATTTTCTTGAGTCTGACCTACAAGTTTAGTACGTTCAGATGCCCATCTAGCATTTTCAACTTGAAGTGCCTGATCGCGTTGGGCTGAAGTCTGATTTTTAACACCAAAGAACCAGTTGCTAGCTCTAGTAAGTCCAGCAGTCTCTGGAAACCACGCAGCTGCACGTTGCCATGCTGACCCCTGAATATTTGCTACATTGGCTTCATGTGCGGCCACTGCTGCTTGGATTACTGCAGTACCTTTATCACGTTCTGCACGCTCTCCTTGCAGTCGCTCAGTATTAATTTTGGCTCGCTGCTGAGCTTCACCCATGGGAGATAATGACACATCTCTAGATTCACGCATCTGCATAGATTGTTCCATGAATCTACGACGACTGTCCATCACTCCTTCCTGCAGTTGAGAAGATGCAAGATTGTATCTAATACTTCCTTCAACTTGACCAGTAGGATCAATCGCAGTCTCAGCTATTTTACCAATCCCAAACGGTAAACTAGATGAAACTTCCTTTACTAAACCCAAGTTAGCTTGAGCAAGTTGAGCCTGATTACCCATAGCTAGTTGTTCATTGATACTCCGTTCACGTACTGAGCCTGCAATATTTGCAGCTGCTCTTACACCTTCAAGAGCAAGGAATCGCTGATAGAATGGAGATAACTGACTCCACGCAGATTGACCGCCTCGTCCTCTACCAGTACCAGTTACTTGCTGATACCTAGCACGTGCTCCTTCTTCACTTTGAAACTGAGCACTACCTTGGTTCAACTGCTCCATCACCGACATCTGACGATCTTGATATCCCTGTGCCTCAAGATTATACCCATATCCGCCACTAACTTCATATGGTTGTGGACGACGCCTTTGACCTTGAAATCCCTCAAAACCTCTAGTAGTCATTGCAGGAGCAGGACCACGTATGTAGTTCTCAGTTACTTCCCCCATCCCCATTGGTTTTGTGGTCTGGTTGAATTGTTCTCCAAGAGATGCCTGAGCATGTTTACTTTCTCTACCACGTGGACCAAATTGTTCTGTACCCATTCCTCCACTTAGACGATCCCCTCGTGCGAACATAGCAGTCTGACGTTCTACCGCCTGAGTAAACTTTTGCATTGCTTCAGCAGCACGTGTAAAAGTTGCCTCAGGATTTCCAAACGACTGTGAACTTGGACGATATCCAAACTGCTGACCACTAGTACCTATAACTGGACTTCCAGCAACACCCTTACCACCTTCAGAGAAAAAGGTAGACTGTATCGTACGTGCAACCTCACCAGATTGGCGAAGTGCTTCCGACCAATCTATGTGTGCTTTAATGTTAATTTCGGGGTTGTCGCCAGCGGCTGACATAAGATATTATCCAAATCTTTTTTGGGAAAAAAATAGGGCAAACGCTCTGACATCAAGATATCACGATTCATCTCATCAATACGAAGATGATCTGTCATCTTCTCATCAAGTTGAGTATGTGTGAACTGACCAATCTCCAGTGCCTTTGCCAAAGCGTATTCAAACTGGTCAATGCTCAGGCTGCGGAAATTGAGGGAGGGGTAGGTTGCATGGAAGACGAGGAGTTCGTACCACCAGTCTCTGGCGAGCGATTTGGCTCTTCGCTCGCGGAGTCCGCTAAAGGGGATTCACTGGCCGTCACTTCCTGTGAGGGCTGTGGCTTCAACTGAAAGGCACCAGATACTTCCAAGGCAATATTCGTTAACAGAGTTAACGGGTTTGCCTTCAAAACATCAGTGACCTCCTTGTCATTCAAAGGCTTGATCTTATCTCCCTCCTTGAACCTTGGAAGTCGTAGTGGTTTTGGGTCCTTCTCCTGGGATGAAACAGGAGTCATGGTGTCATCCTCTACTGCTGCGTAGGCTGGTGCACCCACCATGGTGGTTCGAAGGATGTAATACACCCCCTCAGGCGTATGGATACGACGACGCACATCTTGAAGGTCGGGTTGAATTGGAGGGTACATGAGACGTGCTTCTGTACGCTGTGTCTCTGTCAGTCCCTCCAGCCCGCTAGCATATGCCTCGTCACGAATATGACTAGCCCAATCGACTACCTGTTCGATTGTGAAAATGGGAACATGAATAATAACCCTCTTGCCATTGCGGGCACGAATGCACACTTTGACAGGGGCACTGAATGCATCTAAGAAAAACATGTTGACTCCGGTATCAGTCTTGCGACCACTTTCTTCCCAGGAAATGAACCACTACGTTGTGGTATTCCAGGTACACGTATAGATCTTCTTTGACAGGAATCTTGCCCCGATGCGCATCACTTGGTTGACCAAGCGATCACCATTGGCTTCGGGGAAGTTCGCATTACAGGAGATGTAGCAGGTAGGAACAACTGTACCTGTAGCACCTGTACCACTATACACCGCCTTCACAGCCACTGACTGTGGAGCAGGAATTAGTGGTCCAGTTTCAATACTACCCTGAGCACCAACCCCCGATATCTCTCCAATCAGTTGGGACCGACCAGGTTCCTGGTCAGCCGTACCTTCGTTCGCAAATACATCCACATTGAACATTTCCGTAATCTCTCGAATACGGAACATGTCCAACACAGTACGATAGGACTGAGCTCCAATGAGGTAGTCACCGTGTCCGTCCTTTCCTGTGATAAATGCAAAAGGCATGTGATCTCCTATTCTTCTGCGGAGTCGACTATTGTACCAAAGACGCGGGTGGGATTACTTATCTCTTCAATGAAGTACATCTGAACATGAGCACCAAAGTCATACTCTTCCAGTGCATCCCAGTAGTGCGGTCGTGCACCCATCTTACCAGTACCCTCTTCTAAAAACTTCTGATAAGGGGCAATGGCAGGATCAGAATACACATTAGCATCTTCAAGGCCAGTGGCAGTCGAAGACACCATCCACTTATAGCTCTTCCACAAATTACCACTCTGCTTGTAAGGTGCTTCACCTTCTGGAGAATACACTCCTTTACTACCTGGAGTTGAAATCTTTTCTCGAATCAAATCTCTCAACTCGATGCACGCTCGAATCAGTGCAGCTTTGTACGCTGACCGCATACGATCATCCATAATTTCAGGCATTTCATCAGGCATGACTAAGCTTGAACCTTCTGCGAGTCGGCTTTAACCGCATCTTCGACTTTTTTCTGATCGGAACCCTCTTCGAAACGACTGTCATCAGTTTCTTCGCCTTCGTCTTCCTTCTCCAGTCCGATCAGTGTTTCGAATCGACTTCCAACTTCAGGTTTAGGAGATTTGGAGAAGTCAGGCACTAGAACTTGAGACGATCGCGGTTCTTTTGGCACCATCTTCACCATAGCTGCTAGATCACCAGGTGTCTTGGCTCGTGACGGGTGAATAGATACCTCCTTGAACCCAGGAAAGAGATTCAACTCTTCGATGACTCTGGCAGCAGTTTCTGGGTCAACTCCACTGGCAGTGCCACCAAAGTGAATATGACCTTTTCCTTTCCGCCCCCTAAAGTCCACGTACTCAGTGTAGTAGATAGTTGAAGTGTCGTCGTTCATATGTATTGTGCTCCGTCAAATTCCATCATGACTAAAACATCCATCGTGGTTTTCCATCGGAACATGCCATGAGTCGTTTCATCGTTGACTCTAGTAGATACATATGTGAACTGCCAACCTGCACATAGTTCAGGCATTCCCAACATCGAACCACTACGTCGCATAGCCTGCAACGTAACTGCCTTAGGCATATTCATACCACGGAGATTGATATTGTCGCTCATCATCTCCAGTCGTACAACTGTGCTAGGCTTTGAGATCCAATTGGCAGGATGTCCCTCATTGTGAAACGTATCTAAGGTTGGTGTAGTCAAGAACTCTTTACCAGCACCTGAGCGGTGGTACATCTTGAACTGAGGGAAGTCTGCATCAGCAGCTGTATGCCGCTCATCAAACTGCTCTCCATCTAGAAGATCATACCAGATCCGATTACTTGGCTGGAAATACTCAGACCAATCCACATCGGCTTCCCACATTGTGCGAAGACCTTTGTAGACGTCAGTCTCTGGGTCTTTTACTTTCATGGCATTTTACCCAAAGGAGGGGGCATCGGAGTCACTACCCCCTACCGATGGGCCAAAGGAAAAGGGACGGTGATTACCCCTTTCGTGTTGGACGAGTGGGAACCGGGCTGGAGTGATGTTCCTTCTCAGGTTCTTTCTCGGCTTCATCGGCTGCCTTCTTGTCTTCGTCAGTGGGTTCACCCGGTCCCTTGTAGCTCTCCGGCGATCCAGGCTTAGTCGGGTTTTGAGGTCCGACTGGAACTGGAGTGTCAGTGAGTGGTTCACTAGAAGGCATAATAGCCTTCAGTTCCTTAAGACGGCCGATGTCAATGTTTGGAACAGTGGCTTTCATCTCATCTTCAGAGATGACGCGACCTTCCTCCCAAGGACCAACCTGAGTGTGTTTAATGATGTAGTTCATTTCTGTGCTCTCTTTCTGGAGGAAAAGAAGTCGTGGCTTAGATGTTCATGAGAACAATAGCCGACGGGAAGTAAATTGCCGGACCACCGTTGTGGCCACGATGAATCTCGATGTTGGCTGGAGTACGCTTCTCACCCAACACGCCATTGGCTCGATCAATCATATACTGGTAAGACCCAGGACGGAACCCAGCCGACGCATTTCTGGTCAGTTGGTATTCGCCGATGGTTTCACCAGTAGTACGCTTACCAACCAACACACCGATGTTATTGGGTATGAACTTACGGAAGCCAGCGATGGAACCGACGGTAGGCTTCCTTGGATAGAAACCCTGATCGTACACACTGATCTTTGGCAGGTTTTGACTGCCGAAGTAGTTATTGAAGTCAGTGAGTGAGTTCAACGTCGCACCGTACTGAGTACGGCGTCCACCGAAGTCGTTTGCGTTGGCGTTGTTGAGTAGGTTGTTAGCTGTGACTTGGTTCACCCAGATATTGGATGAGGCACCGAAGTCCAGAGCGCGACCGACGCTTAACTGCTGGACAGCCTGCATGTCCTTGATCGGTGTGGAGTTGGCGAAGTTGGCCCATGAGTTCGCTGCTGTAAATGTCTGAATGCTAAAGGAATCAGAGTACCCGACTTGAGTACCACGATCCACATCATCCAGAAGGATGGAGATGACACCAGTGGTCAAGATCGACCACGCAGAGTTTTCCATCCTGTCGAGTTCACGACCGACCAGGAACTCAGTTGACTCTGTGACCAGATCACCAACGCCGATTGGCGCAGCGTTGATGTCGATTGATCCGGCACGAATTGTGAGTTCTGTTTCAGTGATGTCTGTGTACTCGCCGAACACACCAGGCTCGTACTCGTACGTCCTCATGCCGACACGATTCACGTGCACCGGCGCACCGTCGAGTCCGCGAAGCTGTTGCATACCAAAGAAGTTATCTCGCTGTGCCCACCGAACCTTCGGAGCATTACGAGGTTTCATAGGGAAGATATCGAGACCAACTCGACCAGCACGACCACGTTCAACGTAGTCAGCTTCGATTTGGAACATCTCGATTGCAGTCGGGTATACGAAAGGCATGTTGATCTCCTTGAGAATTGCCTATGGTTGAGTGCTGAACAATCGTGAACTAGATGATTGCCCAATACCCGTTGTGAAGCACCCTGGCGCCAGGGAAGCTGGCCGAGATGTCCGAGAACGCTCGACCTGAGGCTGGCGTTGTTGCCGCTCTGGTGAACGTCGCCGTGCCACCAGAAGCAGAAGATGCGATTGAAAACGTAGTGCCGAGGTTCTTCGACGTGAGAATGAGGGTGCTGGTGCCAGATGGCGTTACCGAGTAGAATACCGGGTCGCTGGAGGCGTTAATGAGTGCCGTGAGACCAGTCACCACATCAGCCGCGGTTGTTGCCGCTGCCGTGTAGGAGATTGTGGTCGTGGTGCCATTTTTCTGAGTTGCTGTGAGAGTGAATACATTACCCACGGCAACGTTTGCCGGAGTAAATGTATCCACCTCGCCAGCAGGTGTCACAGCTGTTTGTAGTTCTTCTGAATCGAAGATACCACGAATGTACAGCGGAGATGTCATCCACGGTCCTGCACGTGCCGAAGGCGTTGTGCTCGGACCGTAGAAGACCTTTCCATTGGCGTCAGTCATGAAGTCGTACATGGCGATACCACGTGCCGTCTGGGTACCATCGCCGGCACCAGATACAAATGGATACATCTTCATGTCAGCCGTCTTCTGACCGGCAAAAGTACCACGAAGGACCGTGAGGTTCGGACCCCACGCAACTGAGTCCCAGCGAGCATCTTCAGGGTGCTGGACCGGAACCAGAATTCTTGAGAGATCAAATACTTCAATAACAGTAGGCATGATATCCTCTGGGGTTGAGGGTTTGATTTCCTGGGAAGATAAGTGGTGTTAGGCGGCTGCGGGTCCGCGCTTACCTTGATCGCCCTTGCCTAGGAGATCAGCCATTGTTACTTCCATAAGACCATTGGCTGTCCGCTTCTTGTTCATCTCCTTGAGAGCAGCCTTGATCTCGTCGTCTTCTCCATCGCCGGGTTCATTCTTCGGCGCAGGCTGACCCTGGGTGATCTTCGTGTTCAGACCGTTAGGTTTGTTGATCTCAAACATCGCAAGGAACGGTGAGTACAACGGCTTGCCGTCCGGACCGTTGGCAAGCAACGCGGCATTGATCTCACCTCCTTCCGGATGAATGAGGTTCTTAAGGATGGTGACCTGCGGACCGAGCAACTTCCCTTGCTGACCCAGAAGATCAAATCGTTCTGACGCCAGTTGTGCTCGACCCTGGAGAAGTTCGGCGTCAATCGGCTTTGGGATCTTCTTCTGCACTTCACGAAGTTGAGCCTGTGTAGACTCAACTTGCGAAGTCAGAGAAGTAATCTGAGAGGCCTGACTCTCTAGAATCGAGAACATCTCCACATCCGCATTCTCAGCCGTCACGGTCATGCCTGCGCCGGCGAGTTGCGCAACCTTTTGTAGCTGCTTGGCTGTGAGTGCCATAGCTGAGCTCCTTTTATCCGACGCGGCAATATTTGACCTGCTACCTACCGTGCCGCGAAATGCGGTCGGAGCAGACATACCTTTGAGTTCTTCAAGTCGGTCGTCAAAAGTACACACCTTGTTGATTAGTCCGTGATCTTTAGCTCCCGTAGCGATGAAGGTTCGTGACTTAATCTCCTTCAACTTATCCATAGAAATACCACGATACTCTGATACACGACTACGGAATAAGTCGGTGAGACTATTTACACGATCCTGGTACGCCTTGATCACTCTTTCGTTCACCTTCCCATCCGCCCCTAGTCCCTTGTCTTCATCTGACGAAACTACATAACGCTTAATGCCGTCTTTCTCCCACTTCCCTGACTCGTCCTCCAGAACCGCATAGGTTCCGATGCTACCCACCCACGTATTCGAAGACGCCGTCAACTCTCTTCCTGCGGAACCTATCCACATGGCTGCGGATGCCAGACGATCATCTCCATGGGCGTAGATAGGCAGATGACGACTATCATACTTCCGGATGAACTGAGCTAGGGAGTCCACACCTAACTCAGTTCCTCCCGGAGAGTCAATGTGCATCAGAATACGATCCACACCTGGCTCATTCTGAACTATATCGCGGATCGACTGCTGGGCACGAAGGGTAGAGGCTCCCATCCCAAAACTGTCCGGATGCTTTGTGATAGGTCCGTTCATCTCGATAATGCCTACAGGCCCATCCACCTTATACCGTTTTGGTGGTAGTTCTTTCTTGGTGCTCTCTTCCTGGGAACGAAGAGTCGTGAGATCGAACTTCAGTGCATAGGAGACGAGTTTGTCGTGAGCCTCAGGCTCGATGATCCAAATGCCGAATAACTCATCAGCGTAGCATCCGGTAAGTGGGTGTTTCCGTTTCATTAGAGTGGATCCTCATCCGATGTCATCTCACCCCATACACCATTGGGAAGGGTACCGCCACCAGCTGTGGCTACGACATTGACTTCAAACAAGTCCCCCGCAGCATATGTGTAGCCAGCCCCCAATGTCGCTATCTGCCCAACACGTGACACACTCGCATTATTCAGTGTTATCACAGCCGACAGAATCGACACGTTGTTTTTCTTTAGGTCCACCGTGACCGTTGCCGCCCCTACTGGAATCACCACACATCCTGCATTGAAGTCGATCACATTGCCTGGTTTATATGCCCTATAGATGATCTTCTGCTCAGAAGCAACTACAGTAGCGTTATTGCCAGACACATACAATTTCCGTATCTGGTGTCGTACTGACTCCGCTGGCATGAAGTTGCCAGTAGTACCAGGCCCAATAGCTGACGGGGGTATCACCGCCGGAGCAAACGCCATAGTACTATTGAAAGTAACAGTAGACCCGAATAGAACAGGACTCTGAAACGTTGTTGGAAGTGGAGGCATTGATTACTCCAGTGGTGGACGCCCACCTTGTGGGTTTGGACTCTTCTTCTGATACTGCGGCATGACCCCACCCTTATTGGCTTTGCCTGGCTGTGACTGACCATTACCATTGGTTCCAGGCACCGGAGCCGGTTCAGGTTCAGCTTCGTTGGTAGCAACCTTCTCAAGCCTACTATACTCGAACGGCTTGCGAAGACGCATACCAGCCTGCTTGATCAAGTAGTCCATATCCAAGGCCATGCCAGTTTCCCAGGATATGTTCTTATCATTTATGAGCGACAACAATACCGCCTTTGTCGTAGCTTGTTGCCGGTCCACCAATGATACCGGCTTGACCCTGATCCCTCCCGGCGAAGGTCTGGCGTTGAGGGCCACAATAGCGTCAGCCAGAGGTTGCACTCCCTCCTCCGCGAAGTTGATGTCATCAGCCGACGCATTGAGCGTCCCTGTGTCTGTATGCACACCCGCTTCTTCTTTAGTACCATGCTGTCCCTCCAGTCCGGTACGACTAGATCGGAGTCCTCCTGCGAACATTAATACCTCGGCGTGTTTCATCTTTTCCAAGATACCTGTGATCGCAGGAGTTACCGATCCGAAATCTAACACCTTGAAATCGATCTGTGACTTGTTGACAAGTTGCACCATCAACTTCAAAGCATCAATCCCACCACGTGAGTCAGGCTGGATATTCAAACCTGGTATCCACGCCCCAGGAGCACCCTCTGCAAGTGCTTTTATGACTTTCAGAGCTTGCTCCTGATATGTGACCAACTTAGCCTTACCAGTCGCTGGGTCTACTGGACCCAGGAATGTACCTGACGGAGTGGTGGCTAAGGTTACTACTCCAGAAATCTTGACGCCCAGTCGTTGAAGTTGCTGAGCACCGTCCATCCACATAGGCCAGGCATACACTCGCTGATTCTCAAGCCACGAGCGTCCATAGTGGTATCCAGCCTCGCCCTGATAAGCGTAAGTCCATGCCTTATAGGGCATGGTAATCTCTTTGGGAAGCTGAGGAGTGATCCCGTACTGGCCGGTGTTCTTGACGGATATAACGTTTCCATTTTCATCCTGCACTAATCGAGATACGTCCTGCAGTAGTGGCTTGATCCGAAGCACATGGGTGGCGTCAATGTAGTCCCAAATCATCTCTCCACAACACCAACCATAGTCATGGGCACGAGACATGCCTTCGCTCAAAAGCAGATTGCGTAGAGCATTTAACTGATCAGTCACCAACTTCAGAACAGAGTCTGGAAGCGACTTATCAATCTTCTCATACTCCCAAATGGAGGCATAAATGATTCCAGTCCGAATCGACTTCACCAACTGAAGTGTCGGATGTGCCAGCATAAACCGATACGTCTGAGGATTACCAAAATATCTACTACCCCACCCCGGAAACCCCATAGGGTTGCCAAACGTACCACCCATAGGAAACATTCCCATGGGCAAACCCATATTCTGGATACTCCCCGGATACCCAGTTCCAAACCCACCGCCCCATGCACCACCGCCATATGCATCGGGTTGTTGTGCAGCGGTCTGCTCACCAAGGTTAGCGGGAGCCTTTGCGAATTTTCCGTCGGGTCCTCTTCGGCGTGCCATTAGACTGCCTCGCTATAACTGTAAGGATCCCAATTAACTTGAGCCGCAGTAACAATCGCAGCCTCGTCCAACGTCGTGATGAATCTAGTTCCAAGTAACCCATCTTGATACGATACAGCGTATCGCATAGTGTCCATGCCATGATCATCCTTATCAACAGGCACGGACTGCTTGCCGTGTGCTTCAGTAGTCTTTTTCCACACATACCCGTCAAACTCTTCAATAGTGCTAGTTGGAACTGAATCTTCCATCAACTGTGGATCCTGCTCGACACGACTATCTGGTAGGAAGAATATTCGTGGTCGCCCATCTCCTGATGGAACGAGTCGTCCCTTCACTTGATCAATACCACGCTCAATATCCTTATACGCCAGCGTAGTTGGTATTCCCTCGTCTTCTAACGACGCTCGATTCTCTGAGTCATGGTCGCACACAGTGTCATAGATATACTCACCACGAGATAGGAACTTGATCTGTTTGGCGTGTTCCCTCACCAGCCTACCAGAGAAATATATCTCACGATACATAAACATCCTACCGTCGTCATCTACTGCCCACCATTGGCATACAAAAGGAGTGGTGTATCCGAAGTCAATCGAACAGAAACGTTTCCAATGCGGTGGGATTGCAAACCGCTTTTTAAGAACGTGCGTCGCTCTGTCCCACTCCGGATACACCATTCCTTCCGCAGCAGCCCACTTTCCATATCGCAAACGTAGCTTGCGATTCCCGCTCAACCGATCAAGCTTGGCAATGTACTTTTCTCCAGGAAGTGTCCAATCCTTCAACTCAGTATTATACAGTACTGGGTTGTCCTCATGCCTACTCAACAGTCGTGTCATGTGTCCTTTATTGGGACGCATGTTCAACCAGTGCGTCGGAGCACCAGGATTACAGTCGATGATGATCTGCTGATAAGGCATGATGCCGTTACGAAGACGAGTGGTGAGATCCTCGAACTCGCCTTCGATTAGTTCGGTGCCCTCGAACACACATATCATGTCGTAGTCCGTGGACATCACTTTTGACGACTTGTCCATTCCCCCCACTACTATCGTGCTCCCGTTCGGGTACACATACGCCGCTCGGAGTCGTCGGTTCGGACCTTTCAGTATCGAAGAATCCGCCGGAACAACTTTCGTTTCGTATGTGACAAGTACCGATTCCGACATCGACTCGCGTGTTTTTCGCAAAATGAGGCCACGCATGTGTGGGTACCTCATACAGCAAAAATGCATCTTTTCTAACAGTGACCGGGACTTCCCGGTTCCTGCCGGTCCCTCCAGTAGGATTTCTTCGTCGCGGCACGACCATAGGTCTCTCGATCCTCCGTACGCTTGGTACGGTTGTGATGGGTCAGTACTCATGGAGCTTCCTCCCCTTCTGTCGGCATGTTAATGTACATCTTTATCTGTGGAGCAGTCATCTGATTCACACCTATCTTTCCATCTTCACGTTCGATGATAGCATTGGTGTGGATAAAGCTCCCTGCTTCCATTTGATCTACATACGCCATGGCTGCTGTATCCAATCTAGTTTCCCCCAGAGGACAACCAAAATCATCTACTTTCACAGCACTCATGGATAAAACTTCCCTGATCCGAGTGAGCATCCGTTTGCCCGTGGTAGCTGCTCGATCAACTACCCTCGGGTCAGGGATAGCGGAAGCCAAGTCATACCCTTGAACTTCACCAGCGTTCAAAGGTTTTTTCCGTTTCTTTCGTACAGGAACTACCTGCACAATATCCCTAGCAGCTTCCTCAAGAAGTTTCTGAATAGAACCATCAATCTTCTTCACTGGAACCTTCATGACATTGAACTCACAATCGATGGCGTCATATCTGCACGCCCCCACCAATATCCATACCCCATCCACCAACCATACCACGCCCCGCGATCCCAGACGTCCTGAATCACATCCTCTGGGTAAACAGGAGTCATAGATCGATCCTGACCACCACTGTCATCGTATGAGACACCAGACTCAGTATCGAACATCTTCATGCCTGAACGATACAAGGAGATGTCAGAGTACACCGACTGACACATCTTATCAAGTTCCTTGGCTACCTTATCCGTATTCTCGATAACACGAGTAAAGTAGATGTTGCAGTATGTTAACACCGACGTCCAATTGTCAATTGTCAAGGGTATAGGACCTGTAAACGTCAGTGGAGTCATATAAACGCCACCACGCATAGCAGCATTCATACTCTCTTCGGCGTAATCATAAGCATCTTGCAATGCAGCAGCGTCAATCACTGGATTCTGAGACGAACTACCTCCGTCCTTATTCGTATGTTTTGCGACGTTGAGATATCCCCATCGCCGTATGAACCTATTAACGTCCATATACTGCGATGTGATCACTGGGATTGGACGTTCTGGAAACGAAGGCATTGGTTCATCTCCTGGGGAAATAGGGTGCGTAGGCTTAGACAGTTATGGCAGCCCAGATACCGCCTTTGCTCGCATGTCCATTTCCATTTACTTGACCAGGCAAATCACGAGTGTACTGATACACCCTCCTACCGTTGTATGTCATACATCCGTCAGTAATCCCCACTCCGTCCATTCCTTCAGGAACCGATGAGATTTTATATGGTATCCAGTCAGCCGTATCTGGACTCATACCCGAACATGTATACAGTGCTCGCCCACCAGCAGTCGCCAACACCTTTCCGATGCTTGGATGACCAACTGTTGAAAACCGTCCTAGTCCTGGATCATCGTGGGTTTTAACTACTGATCCTAGAATAATCTCCCGAAGTTGCAGTATGGCTTTCCTCTCCTCCGGAGTGATGATGTCGTCTGGACTAACCCCAACCGGCATCTGTAATGCCTTTAACCTTTCTGTGGTCTTTTGGACCAAATCTACAAGATTTAAATCGCTCATCGTGGCTCCTATCAAAGGACTCAACTCAACCAGCTTCGACTGCATCTTCATTACATCCACAGCATACTGTTGAACTCTCCAAGACAGTTGTGGTTCAATCTTAGATAGAGATTCAGCTGCACGGCACAATGTTATACCCATATCCTGAAGCGACACCCGACGGTTTATGTCGGACTGCCTAATACCTCTGGAATAGGAAACGTCGCGCCCGACCCAGTCGTGAAGTCTGTGTCCTCGCCCGTTGGCCATGTTACTCGATACTCCGCATCAACTAGAAGTTGAACTTGGAGCAGTCCGTTGCCATCGCTAGTGGCTGTAAAGTTCATATTGTTCCAGGCGTCCTTTCCCTTATTGGGAGCCACCAACGTAAACGCCAAAGTGCAGTCTGGAAGAATATTCCCCTGCCCGTCTCGTGTGTACAGATATCCTGTAGTAAACCCTGGTGGAGACGGGGTGATTGCTGCACCACCAGATCCCTGTACTGTAAGTGACGTCGTACCAGACACCACTAATGCAGTAGTTGGAAATGTAATACCATTAGTCACCGCTGCCACCACTTCATACGACCCATTGTACATCCCAATCGTAGCAACTCCAGAGGAATCACTACGACCCTGTCCTACTCCTGGGATGGAATAGGGTACGTTAGGCACCGGCGTAGATGCCTGATCGACAAAGGATATGGTGACAGCATACGGACCTATTATATCGGTGTCATACTCTATATTGTCCTCCCATGCAATTGGGTCAGTTGACGGGGTCCCGCCCACTTTCTTTCGCATGACGTAACGTGTCGCTGCATTTACTTCGTCACCAAAGTAAACACCACTAGTCCCCTCTTCCGTGGCTACAGTTAAATATGTGGAATAGTGAGCGTCGAGCCACGATTCGAACACAGCACCATTCCACACTTGATTCAGTGAGTTATACTGGATAAAGGCGTACCCTGTGTTTCCTCCCCCAGAGACACCAACACCCATTAGTTTACCAGCCATAGTTGCCTCAACTTACTACGGTATTGCCCCTAGCGTACTGAGTATTCACCTTGCCAATATTTGCTCGTAGTATATGGCCTACCGGAGTGTCATAGGTACCGGTGTCGGCATAGATGCTCTCACAGTCGTTTCCGAGAATGTGACAAGCATCTGCATTAGACACATTGACATCAAACCCACCATTGCTTCTACCGATGGTTCCAGCTACTGTTGTACCCATCGCCTCACAATAGAGACCATCCCCACGACAGTCACGTATGTCGTTCGACTCAAACACTACTCGTTCCACCCCAGTCCATCGACCCCGTACTGCCATCCCCTCACCACAGCGACGTACAAAGTTTCTGCTGACGGTAATATCTCCAGTGATTCCAACGGCATCTCCGCTATTCGGTTCAATATCAACTGCCGACCACGGATCACTGGTATTGGCGTCGGCAAAATCGTTGTCTTCGATGTAGATCTCTCGTCCATGAATGACTTCCACACTACTACGTCCAGGATCCCTAAAAACATTGTTGCGAATAGTGACGCGGGTACAGTGATCATTAGGGTCCTGCGGACTGGCATAGCACCACAAGAAGATATCAGCACATACTCCGTTGAGGAATATACAATTTTCGATCACGATGTCGGTGCACCCATTCAACCGAATCGTCACAGGGCTACCAGCAAAACCACCGCGGTTGTCTCGATTGCCATTGAAAGTGAAGTTGCGAATCGTCACGTTGGAACATTTAACCAAGCGTAACGTATCCCCATGATCTGCCGTATCTGTCTGCTGATTATCCGCAGCCATGATAGTCATTTTCTGCCCATCAAATACTTGATCGGATACGTTATCAAGTATAATAGGCTGTGTAGGGCGAATCACCGCCGACTGTGGTTGCACCTGGAAGGGTTCATTCCCTGGGGAAATAGGGTGCTTAGACTTAGTCATGGTGTGGCTCCGATAAGAAAACTACTAGCTACTATTGGGTCAGTTTGTTTAAATGCAACTAAGCTGCCTGTGTAGTTGGTTATAGTGCTACCCGTCACCACTCCGCCCATGGTGGCACCGGATACAGTTGCCGACACAATCTTGTAATCCACTGACATAGCAATCCCACTAGTGGCTCCATTGCCAATAGCTGCCTGCTGCCAATTGTCATTAGGACTAGCAAGATTCATTGGAGTAAACGACGTGTAGGTGTCATGCGTGCTGAATGTAGCTAACCAAATATCAGTACTATTGGTGCTGGTAAATGGAGTAGCACTAGTGATATTGGTGTTGGAGCTACCGCCTGCGTAGCTGCCGCTGTTATCAATAGTCACCCCAGCACTACTAAACTCACACAGTACACTAGCAATACCAGATGCGCTAGCTGTCACATCGACAAACAAAGAACCACCGACGGTTACGGTTGCCGTCCAAATACTATGAGATCCACTACTCACCGTACTACCGTTGACACTTTTGGCTTTAGTCCATGTAGTAGTCTGTGCTGCGCTACTACCATTTATCACCACACTGGTGATCTTATCAGTTGTTTGTGGCATGACCAAAGACAAGTACAACTTATTACCGGCCGTGACAGCGATGTCAAAAGTGGTATAGCTCAGCGTTGTTCCCGCTGACTGCTTTGCTACAGCTTGTACGAATACTGAAGACATTAATATCCAATAGCTGGATTCAAAACATCCCACTTAGTTGCAGCAGATCGGTAGATCGCCGCTATGTAGTCTACCTTGTTCGCGGCAGTCGAGAGCGTGATTGTCTGCCCGGCGAGATCGAAGTTGGTGCCGAACGTGATCGTGAATGGACCGCCGGTCGCACCCTGAGTAATCCGCCAGATGATCTTCTGTCCGTTGGTAGCGTTGGTTGGGTTGTCCAACTGAAATGCAGCACCAGTAGTACCCGTCGTCGGAAGCACATCGAAGAAGTTGCCCTGACTGGCATCGGTTGAGACGTGTCCAGCGGAAAGTGTCGGGGTCTGCGGCACCTCAACCAAAGCTGCATTCACCGTCAGAGACCCGGTCGTCAACCCGCCAAACCCGGTTGACCCGTTGGTCACCTTGACGACGCCAGCGGAACTCCGTGCCAGTCCCGTATCCGATGCGGTCGATGCAAAACTGGCGCTGGAACTGAATGCAAACTGAGCACCAGAAAGAATCCGCATACAGTTAGCGGCGGTGGAGTCGATCACCCATGAAGTAACATTGTCAGTAGAGTTGTAGATACCGAATGTCCCGGCAGCGGACGCCGACCCGCCAGCGAACAACTGGTAGTTCTTGCTGGTGGAGTTATTGAAATTGAAAAGCGTGCCCGATGTCTGCGTTCCCGCCATCGTCAAATTGGACGTGCCGCCAAGGGTCACCGTGCCGTTAGCGGCGGCGATGGTCAAGGCACTGCTGCCGGTGCCGGTGTTGGTGTCGAGTATGATCTTTTCGTTGTGGGTGATGATACAGAGATCGCCCGCCGTCGATCCTGCGGCAAAGTTGGAGGCCGCACCCGCAATGCCGATATCCGCATCGACCGCCGTGCGGCCCATTTCGATCGACGTGTAGCCGGTCGCACCGAGCACACCAGACAACATCGTGATCCCACCCGCGCTCGACGCCTTGGTGATGCTGAGTCCCTGAGAAGTGATCGCACCGGAACTGTCCACATAGAACTTAGACGTCCCGCCAAGCTGGAAATCCACAAGCCGCTGTGTACCACTGCCGGTGTCGCTCGATTGGGTGACATTGACCAGCAGACCCGCCCATCCGCCGGTGCCGGTGGTGCTGGCGGTCGGTGTGATCGCGACAGCATTGGTTACCACCGTCGCACTGTTGAGCGTCCGGTTGAACGTATGCAACGCCGTCCACGTCGGCGCAATCGCCTGCGACAATGCCGGTGCCGCATCACTCCGCATGAACGTCCCCGCCGAGCCGTTAGTCGCTGAGAGCGTGACGTTCGTGCTTGGGTTGCCCGCGACAGGAACCGTCACCGCAGCCCATGAGGTGTTCGTGCCGTTGGTGGTGAGAAAGTTTCCGTTCTGGCCCGTCTGAGACGGAGCAAGAGCATTGAAGGCGGCGTTAGCCGTAATTTGTCCGGTACCCCCTTTGGCAATAGTAACAGTCGCCAATGTCGCAACTGCCGAACCTGGGCCAGTAGCAGTAACATCTCCAGTTAAAGCAGTAATAGCACTACCGCCACTCACCGACGCCCACGATGTGTTGGTTCCATCAGTGGTTAGATACTTACCACCATTAGTGGCTTGGGCAGGAGCCAAAGCGTTGAACGCAGCATTAGCTGTAGTCTGTCCTGTACCCCCACTGGCAATAGGAAGTGTATCGGAGAAATATCCAAAGTTGAGAGTATTCCATCCATTCTGATCCAACACCTTTGTGGGCGACCCTATTACCCCAGAAGATGGCACTGCCCCCGCCGAACCAGTTTGGTAGATTGGAAGATCAATTCCAGATATGGCTCTGAAGGTTGGAGCAGCAGGCACTCCAGATCCTGGTCCAGCTAGGAAAGTTCTCATACCCTGGTTAGCAAGAGTAAATGTAAGACTACCACTACTAGTGATAGGACTTACAGTCACATTAAACATTGATGGAGCCGACAAGCCTACACTAGTGACTGACCCTGCCGGTTGCCAACTTGGGTCAGACCCATTGGACTGCAAGTACTGTCCAGCCTTACCAGTCTGCGGAGGTAATATCTGGTCGGCTGACTGATCGCCAGTATTAGTACCCATCAAATTACTGGCCTGCAATCCTCCAGCAAAAATCGTATTGACTGCGTCCAGCAAAGCAAATGGACGAGTCTCCCACTGCTGATTGTCCGACCTTCGAACGTACCCCTTCCCTGCAGCAAGTGGTAGTCCTTGAAGATTCCCTATGTCTTCAACTCTTGTGATTACCTGTCCCATTGGCCATCTCGTGTACTTTTTTCTGAACCATCACAAATGTCTGCATCCACGCTTCCTCAGTGAACTCTTCAATTACCCCCTGAATTTTACCAGTCTCCATCTTCAGTCCCCCAGGAGAAGGACGTCCAACCACCACCTCAAACTGGGTACCGACATGAATCAATCCAGTCGGCATTGCTGGAGAGGCGGACTCTCTCTCTGGGGAAATAGTGGTTGGACCTGAAGTCGTGGCTATTTTATTCATTTAAGTTCCTATGTCAGGCTCTTTTCCTGGGGAAATAGGGTGCGTAGATGTTAACTGGTTATGAGTTGGTTGAAGAAATTAGACTTAGGACCGTCAGCATCATCAGACGCTTGCTTCAATCCCCAGAATCCTGACCTACCCCAGTTTGACACAAGCATAAAGTGCATGTAATGCTTGATGTTCAAGCTACTACATATATTGACGTTCTGCTGGTAAAGCTGCGAGATCGCAGGATCAGTCTGGATCATTCGCTTTGACCCAGCCATATACGCCTGATATTGTGCGGCCGAAATACTTGCGTTCCACTGCTTCTCGGTAGCCGGAGCATTGCCTGATCCATCCACGAAGCTTTGACCTGCTTCGTAGGTGGTGAAGTCACAGCCATAACTATCCGCTACAGTCTTGTTCTTCTGCATCCCAGGCACAAGATATGTCGTCACCCAGTTTTGAGCAGAGGTTACCAACTTGGCCACCGTACTAATGTCATCTGAATCACTCTGCATAAAATAAGGAGCCACAGCCAGTGCGTTGATAGGGTACTGTGTTGGGTGTTGTTTAGCCCATAGCAAGGCGTAGTATGCCCAACGCTCATATACGGCCTGAGCTCCAAGAACTGTATATACCGATCCTACGGTGTTCTTGAAGATATCTCCTGCATGTAGTAGGAGATCAGCGTGGTAGCTGGGTCCAGCGATGTTAGGGTCGGTACCATAAATCCCCAGAGAAGTGGCTTTTTGTGTAAGTGCCGCCCACTGATACCCCCAACCCTGATTCCAGTATTCGTTGCTATGTTCAAGGATGATGGAAGGGAAGGAATACGACTTGACGAGTTGAGCGAGAGAGTTTATGTAAGAGTCGTCCGCCCCAAAAGGAATATTGATCCAAGGCACGACACTCGCTTCCTTGCACAACTGTAGACAGTATTCCCAAGCACAGTCTTTGTCCGTCTGAGACCACACACTTGGTAGGGTACGCTGAGACCAGTTGTTGAAGAGCGTGATCACCCCTGGTGACAACTCCTTACCATTGGCTCGAGACATCGGCATCAATCGACAAACCTTGTACGGTTTCAGCAGGTTGATGTATGTATCGGTGAATGTACGGGACTGCGTAAGATTGGGTGGGAAGAGAGATACATCACTTATACCACCAGGAGAGGGACAACGCATCTCAACATGGTCGCCGGCAGTAAAAGTTACATTGGCCTGATAATAGCCAGAAGAATCAGGACCTGTGGGTGTTAGATTTTTATTACGGATGAGAAGAGAAGTAGGAGATGGGCCTTTCCAACGTAGAATGTACGTGCCGGTTGGATAGCCGTACAAATCAGTCCAACACGCTGCTTGTGCGGTTGATGCTGGACCTGACACAACCTGTGGATAGCCGTTGTTGTCATAGCTGATTATAGCTCCACCAACTGAATACCACCCAGTAAACTGATGACCGACGTTATTCCACATACCAGCACCCTGAGTGGCGTCGTTAGATAATGTGTTCGTTCCAAAAAGCATTTTTGGAACAGGTCCAGGTGATGGGGTAGTGGTAGGTGGTATATGTAGATTGAACTGTACGATCTGCTCGTCAGATGAGGGTGGAATAGTTATGTCTATGGTTTGGGTGGTAGACATTTGCAGTCCTCGTGGCAAGAACAGCATTTACATTGACGTTTTCCCCAATCTAAGCTTACATCATCGTGAAAGTGACAACCTCCTAAAAGGGGCGTGAAAGTAAGGAAAAAGAGGGCGACCTTTAACACGCGGTTTTTCCGGTCTGAGCGTGGATGTTTCGTTCGCGGGCAATGGGTTCATCCTCTGGGGAAATAGGATGCGTAGATGAGAGGCAGGGGTCACCGCGTCAGGAGGGGAAGCTGACGCTCCGCACCCCTGCCTGCGTATGGAATATCAACGCAAAACACGCACAATCAACACAACGATCAACACGATCAACAGGATACCCATGATACTACCCGTAGTAATCGACCCCCCACCCATATAGAATACGCCACCCCCACCTACCAATATGATCACAATAAGAAGGATGAGGACGATAAGTAGTGGATCGTTCATGGCCGTCTTTCTCTCGGCTGCGTAGCAGTCGAGAAAAGTTCAGAGAATATTGCCTACTTTCTCTTTCCTCCGCCCTTCCCCTTACTATGCTTAAAGTACTCCACCTGCCTAAGTCTCTTTTGAGCCGCAGCCTTGGACTTGTACGGGCCTCCAAGGTTCTTGCCACCGTGCTCAGACACGACCTTGTAGCCACCACCACTCTTCTTGATCATATGTCACCTGGATGATTGATCATATGTCACCTGGATGAGATTCTACCACTGAGTGGGTTGTGAGTGGGTTGTGAGTGGGTTGTGAGTGGGTTGTGAGTGGGTTGTAGATATCTAATTTATCTGCTCCTTTTCTAATAGTCTAAAAGCCTCACAGTTTCTGCAGCAACTTTTACTTCCACAAGTCGGCCTAACAGGTGCATCTCTACAGCTACTGTTACCACCCTAAGATGCTGGGACATCAAACCAGCGACACGACCCCGGAGACCAGCAAAGCTGTGTGGAGGCAGAAACTCTACCGACATGCCTCTTTTAACGTCTCCCGATCTGCAGTTTGCCACAACATGAGCATCTTCGGGATGAGATGCCAGAGCTATCAATTCTTTATGTAAGCGTGGTTGGTTAGCTGTGAAAAGGAAACCCAACACAGACTGCGACTGTTTAACTTCGGTGGTAAGTGATGGTCCTGGGTGGCCTTTTTCGTTGAATGAGGAGTTAGAGCCTACAAAAACAAACCCTTCAAATAAGGGCTGCGATAGATGGTCCATTGGAAGGAAATAAGGGATACCGTGGTTAATCAACCACCACGCTAAACGCTCCTCATGGTTCCCCTTAACTACGGCAACACACCACGGTCCAGTGCTCTGGGGTAGGGTAGATTGTGGTTGTATGTTGTATTTGCCCATTATTTTATCAGACGCCTCCGGGCAGTGTGTAGTCGCTACACCCTATCGAAGGCTTAGCATAGAGGGGAAGAGATTGGGGAGCAAGAGGTTTTTACGTAAAATATGAATATTTTTTGTGGGGTGTATGAGGTATGCTTTCAGGCCTAGCAAAAGCTATACCAACCCACAACAACCGGGAGGGTCGCTAAGTCCCGTCTGGTAAGGGGTTTACAAGCACTTACACTTGTTTGGTATAAGTAGAGCAAATACAAGCACTTATACTTGTTTGGTATAAGTAGAGCAAATACAAGCACTTACACTTGTTTG